AATCAACTTTGTGTTTTGAAGCCACTAAGTTACACATTTTTATGAAGTAATCCTGAGAGTATGTATACTTCATATAGTTAATGTCTTTGTGGACTATCTGTATATTCTCGCGCACATATCCTACTGCATTGTCAATTCTGTCCAAAGATGCTGTAGTCTTAAAATCAATTGGGACACCAGACAAGGCGCAGACTTTATTTTGCGCGATGTAGATGTCCCAAACGTCTTCTATTGTAATCGTAAACTCGTAATCTCTTTGCTTAGCTCTTCTGACTTTAGTGTTAAACCAAGCTATCTCTATTTCTTGATAATAACCTTTATGGTTCTTTAAAATACTAGAGCAGGGTTTGCAGGGCAAGTTTTTCTTAACTGACCTGTTTCTTTCGTAAATATCCTTGTATCCAAGTTCTTTTTGGCATACAGGGCAGTTACGTTTATGTGGTTTAGTATCCAGAGTATCCAAGTGACTTTAAATGCTGGATTACCTTGTCATCGATTTGCTTTCTAGACAAGTTACCTGACTGCATAAGCTCAGCTCTTTTCTCATCTGCTTGCTCTCTAAAATACAACATCTTATTGAGTTCCGCTTCAGAGATTCCATCTCTCATTCTTGAGCGCTTAAACTTCATCAAATCTGATTCCGCTTCAAAAGCTCTTTGAGATGACCCACCAAAATCTTTAGGATTTAACGCTGTATAGTCTCCCTTAAGTAATGCTTTGTATGGGTCTTCAGTAATAGCTCCTGTAGGATTAGTTGCGCTCATATTAGCTGTCATAGCATTAAACTGCTTAACAGGTTGTCCTGCTTGTAGATACTTAGCTTGTGGCATAGGTGCTGAAGCCTGAGCTTGTGACTGCGGTGACATTGCCACCATAGATGTTTGAGACTGCGTCTGAACTGGGTCAGGGTCTACTCTGCTGAATAATAAATCTGATAAATTAGATAACATAATTATGAACCTTTAACCCACTTCTTAGAAGAGGATGCTGTTTTACTTGGAGACCATTTTACTTTATTAGCCCAATACGCGGCACTCATTTTACCCTTAGCAATATTCTTTGCGTGACGAGATTTAAACGCCTCACGCTGACCAACAGTTTGATTCGTTTTAACACCTGCTTGTCCAAAGCGAATAAGTTTAACTCGGTCTCCTTCTTTTGCTAATACAATGTGAGACTTCCCGTTGTGCGTACTTCTTTTAGGTTTATTTACACCTTGCAATCCGTACTTCTCTAACTTGTTTTTAATAGCTTCGTTAATCATTTCTTCTTAGCTGTTTTAGCCGCTTGCTTAAACTGTTTAGCTGTAGGTGCACCTTTAGTGCCAGGAGTTCTCATTTTTTCTCCAGAACCAGCTTCAATTCGTTTCCGCTTAGCGTGAATATTAGCGTATAACCCATTCTTCATTTTACTTAAAAGTTAGGCGGTATAAAGTTTGCTCTACTAATCCATTAATCTCATCTAAGATGTTAGACAAAGCAGTGTTACCAATAACTAACATTCTAGCGTCGCCTGATACATATTCTTTAAATGAAGTCAAGAATGCGACAGGAGCATCCATTGTATAAGGCTTAACTTCTAGTTCACATCCTAACATAATACGACCATAGCAACCTTGGTAAGCCTCAATGAATTTATCCATTAAGTCATTGAATCTATCATAGAATTCACCCATTGCCTCGTGCTCTGCAAAAGAAGAAGTTTGCCAATGGAAAACCTTTGCCTGTGCAGATGCTTCCAACATCTCACATAACAGCTCTTCTTGAGGCGATTCGCCTGATTCATCTTCGCCAGCAGGATGAGAATAATCACTCATTAATTTTCCAAAAGCTTGCTTCTGTGTAGCCATCTTTTGCATTTCTATTAAACTTGCCATAACTATTTCTTCTTTTTCGATGCAAGATACTTAAAATAATTTACTTGTTTCTCACGTTTTTCTATACCTGCTTTAGTCTTAGTAGTACCTAGGTTACGTCCAGTTGTTTTGGAGACTAACTTGTAGCCTCCTTTTACCTTCTTTATCATCTTATTTAATTGATTTTAAGTACAAATCTTCTGCGTCGTAAGCTTCTTTACTTGAAGTTCCATAGTCAATCATTCCATCAATTACTTGGCGAGCCTTAGTTGCATCCTTATCAAACATATATTTCAATAACTTAGCTTTTCCTTCAGCGCCAGGAGTGAAGTGTAGAATCTTAACCTCGTTAGCAATGCTCTCGTTAATGAATGAGCGATTGTATTCGTTCTTGTCTATTAAGTCTGCTTTTCTGTCAATCCTATCCATAAGATTAATGTTATCAAAGTATCCTTTTTCTTTAGCATACTTGTCTACATTATTGAAGAAGTTAGCAGGGTCTTGTTTATGCAGCTCTTTCAACTTAACATCAATATTTCTATCAATGTCGTTGTATCTCATAGCTTCTTCCTTACTCATTTTATATAACTCTTCATTCTTTCTAAACTCTGTTTTCTCTGAATCAGTGTATGAAGCAAATCTCTTAGTAACTGACTTAATTATTTTACTTGCATCTCCTATTGCATAATCTCCTCTTTGTGATTGGCTTTCAGCTGGAACAATTGCATTTGCAGCACTAGATAATACACCGTAAGCAATTGCAACAAATGGATTCGTTGCAGGTGATGTAATAAATGTTTCAGCAACAGCTTGCATCTTAGCTGGCGATATTTGATTATTTGATGAATTGTCAGCCATAGATTTAGCGATACCCTTGTAGAAATAAGCTACATTCTTATCATTCATTCCTCTCATATAAGGAGATAAACTTTCATCAGCTACGCTAACAATATCCTTTCCCCTAAATGCATCATACCCATATGCTTTTATTACTGCATTAAATAATGTATGTTTTGTTACAATTTTTGCTGCCGAACTAGTTATCCCGTCTAATGATGTAACATTAGGAATTGGCACAGGTGAAGAAATGTTAATTAATTCAAAGAATCTGTCTACAGAACCTTGAGCTGTTATTTCCTTTTGCTCTTTCCCTTGCAGGTATCTCATTGTCATCTCAGCAAATGTTCTTGTAACCCCCATAAATGGAACTAAAGAAGGGTTATTCTTTAAAGTAGCTACAACTTGAATAGGTTTTCCATTACCATCTTTTATTGCTAAATCGTGAGAGTATAAGAATGAATATAAATCCTTAGTATATTCATCTAAGTCGTCATAAGCATCTCCCATTATAGCCATTAAAGCAATAGTCCCTGCAAATTTACCAATAGCAAGTTGAGATAATTTTGAGGCAATTTTTCCAGGATTATCTACTGAGTACTCTAATGCACTACCAGCAGCTTGAATACTTGAATTTAAGTAAGCAATATTTAAGTTTGGTAAGTTCTTTCCTCTCTGAGCAAAATCTGTATATCCTCTAGCTTGAGATGCTGCAATTTCTTGAATCTTAAGCATATCATTTTCTGATGGATTAGAGCCATTGTCTTCCTTGAACTTCCTAATAAGATTATTCTTAGCTTGGTCGTAAGCTGCTAGTCTCATTGCAAGTTCAGTTCTTTCGTTTAGACCAAAGAAGAATGCGCTGGCTTTTTTCTTAATCATCTCGCCTTTACTATTCTTTTCGCCTTCGTTTAATGCAATCTTAATGCTTCTCTGACGCTGTTCTTTCATCGTAGACATCCTGTCCATAGCGCCACCTGCAGCAATAAATTCTGCTAAGGTTTGGTCTACAAAATCCTTGTTTCTACCAAAGAAATTAGAGAATTTAATTGTTCTTGCGAATGCTCTTGCTCCTGCTGAATAAACGTTTGATTGCAATACGTTTCCTTGCGTCCAGATATCCGTAAAGAATATTTGTTGCTGCAAGTCCATTGGCACGTTACCTATCCAGAACATTGGGTTCTTTCTAGTTGCCATACCTGTAAGTAATCTATTGGTTTTATCTGTCACATAATAGTAAGCATTACCTAAGGCGTTTGAATTTTTTGCATCATTCCAAACAATATTATTGCCTTCTATTTGGTCAAACATTTCACGCTCCATTTGGAAGTAGTTAATTACCCCATCTTTTTTATATGGAACGTTAACATATCCCTCCTCAGCATCTCTCACAGAAAGCTGTTTATTGTTAGAGCGAATGTTTCCGTCTTTGTCGCGAATGTATACCGCGGGCTTGATAAAAGTAATTTGATTACCATTTTTATCAATAACTGATGATTCTCTTCCGCTTTCATCTACCTTGATATTCTCTTCGTAGATAGCCTCTCTTAACTTGTTCTTTGCTATTGCTCTAGCTGTACCAATATAACTCTCCGCTAACAATAATCTAGCATCTTGCTCTAGGTAATTCTCAGTACCTGTTTTAGATAATGAAGCCCATCCTTTAATAGAAGCTACTCCGCTAAGCATAGTTATTGACATATCTTGCTCGCCGTATAGTCTCTCTAATGTCTTTCTATATGAATAGAAATCATCCTTAAAGCTATCAGCTACTTCCTTAGAGATAATTCCTGCCGCCTGTAGTTTAGCAACTTGTTCATTACCAACCTTACGATACATTTCAGCGCGAGCCTTAAGCATATTGTACTCGGATTCCCCTAATTCAACTCTTAATGCATCTAAGTAAGCTTGTGCTGTTACTGAAGTTGCATCAACTGAACCATCTAATGTCTTACCGTGCTTTTTAACTGGCACATTAACCCTAGCCTGTCTCTGAATAGACATCGACTCTATTGTATTAGGTAATCTATTATTTTGGTTAGCAAACTCAAGAGTCAATTTCTCAATCTCATCTCTGTATTTTGCTTCTGTGTTAGCATCTACTTGAAGTATACGCAAGTTGAATATCATTGCATTTAATGTGCGTTCTCCTTCAGCCTCTAATCCATTCCCAAAGATGTCATTGTAAATTACCGCTAAGTCTTGACCAGCTGAGTAAGCAATACCATTAAGGTTTCTTAATCTTGACTGCGCTAAGCTTTCTTGAGAACTTGCCTGACCTAATTTTCTTCTTCCAAAGAATTTACTATCATACTCTTCTGCAATGTATTTCTTTAGCTTATCCCAAGAAATACCAGCTTTTTCAAGAAGAGCTTTCTTTGCTTTATCATATCCGCTATTATACTTCTCTGTAGTTGCGCTTTTTTGGTTAAGCTTAGCTCCTTTAGGAATAGATGTATCAGGGTTGTCCTGTGGAATAGAAGGGGCTAATGGGTCAGCTGTAGCTTGAGCGACAATACGCTCCGCAGCTTCTCTGCTCATATCAAATGCCTGCATTAATCCTTCTGTAAGTTCTGACTTAGTGTAGTTGTTAATGTTATCTCTAACAAACTGAATACGCTTATCGTCGCGGCTCATATCAGAGAATTGAATAGTCTCTCCAAGCTTATTCTTCATAGAGAAGTTATCAATAAATGCTTGGCTACCAAATGGAGCTTTAACAACATTCTTAGCTAATACTAAAGCCCCAATCTGAATAACTTCATCTGCCGACGTTAACGCTTCTCCTGTTGCTTTATCATAAAAGAAACTGTGACGGAATGGATTCATTCCAACCTGTGTCCAAGATGGGTCTTCCATTAACTCGGTAGCTCTCTTGTGCGCCGATTCAGGAGATTCATTTACCCAATCACCGTGAATACGAGCAATAGTAGCTTTGCCTTTGCCTTCCTTATCCATATCGTTTAAGAAAGTAGCATTTGCAGCTATTGAAAGTCCAATCTTTGGACTAGTCTTAAATTGAACATTCTTTAATACAGCAGTTTGGCTGTACCCTAAAATTCTTTCTTTAGCTGAATCGTGAATAGACACAACCCAAGTGTCATAATTTTCATAAGCTGGAATATCTAATCTACTAGCAACTCTTTCGCCATCTTTAAATGAACGGTTCACTCCTACAACCCCTCCGCTATTTAACTTGTCCTCATTAAGAGATGAAATAATTTCTTTCAAAGAAGGAATTTTAGGCACGTTTGAGAATGGCACTATAGCCATATTGTCTCGAACAACTTTAACATAATCATCAAAAGTTATATTGCCATTATAAAGGTCTCTTGATGCTTGCATCACAATAGGAACTCTTTTTTGCTTTTGACTTACTTTGTTCTTTGCTCTCCAAGTTTCTCTTTCAGCCATAGTCATCCCTGCGTCCGCAACTGTAGTCTCAGGGGAATAAGTGCGGTCGATGTCAGATAATTGAGCCTCAATATCACCACCTACATAAATTGATGTAGATAACATTAAAGAGGTTTTCTTAGTATATGGATTATTTTTCTTGTCTAGTATTTCGACAGGAAGAATAATGTCATCGACCTTATAAGCAGCATCTAGTTTGAATGGATTTTCTCCATAGAATTTAGCGTTAAACAATGGATGCTCAACTCCTTTATCTTGAATAGAACCATAGTTTGATTCAGGAGATGTCTCAAATCCGCTAACTGCTAATCCCCAAATTCCTTCATTAAAGAATTTGTCAACAATATCTTTGTTTCCTATTTGTTTAATGATGCTTTCTGCATTTACGCCAAATTCGTCAAATAAGGATTTTGCTATGAATTTTTTAGGCGATACAGAAACAAAACCTTTCTCATCTCTAGTGTCCACTCTAGAGCTTTTAGTAACAAATCCTGCAACAAGATTATTGGTTAAAGCTTTTCTTGCTTTAAAACTTGCTGGAGTAGATACACTAGATAATTTATAACCCAATTCATCAATCATTACACCGATAGATTCAGCTGAGTTAAAATCTGTGTCTTTGAATTTTTTAAGAAAAGCATCATAAGCTTCAGTTCCAAATGCGAGCTGTAGTGCCTTTATGTCCTCGCCAAAAAATTCTTTTTTAAATCTAGGGTCTGAAGTTATCTTTTTAGGCAACTGAGTTATTGCATCAAGAATATATCTTAATGAATAAGAGTTAGACATAATAGAGTCAGGAGATTGCGTTGCCACAATCGTAACACCTTTTTTATCCCCAAAAACATTATTTCTTAACTTATCGTGTGTCTTAACCTTAGACTCCAATGTTGTTGCAAATCCAACATTACCTTCAACGTTTTTTGTTAAAGACATATATTCTGGACCACCGTAAAGGAATATCTCTTTACCAGAAACAAGCTTCAAGTTGCCTACTTTAGTTGGGTCAGAATTGATAAACACAACCTTCCCTCCATAGCTGTCATAGATATCCTTAAGAGACCTAACTGGTAACTCTGAAACACCTTCTGTTTTATATACATTAATTACTGGTTTCTCAGTAACCTTTGCTCTTTCGATTTCGGATTGCTGAATACCTCCGCCATAAATAGCACTATTTTCACCTTCTGTATCAACGTTTGATGCAATTGCAAATTTTGCTACATTCTCAGCGCCAACAATTTCAGCAATATCTCTACCAGCATTTAATGTGTTAGATATCTGTGTAGCCAATCTAGAGAAAGCCACTTGGTCAGAGTCACTAAGGATAGGTTTTAACCCCATCATCTTAGCTATCTTATTAACAAAATCAATAAACGCTTGCTTAAGGCTAGGTTTAACGTCATTAAGATTAAGTTTTCCACTAGCAACACGAGCAATCATCTCAACAACTAATTCGTCATTACGAGTGAATTCATCACCGTATGCGGCACTATTCTTAATCTGTTGGAATATCTTATTAACCTCTGGATTAGTCTTAGCCTCCTCTCTTGCGGCAGCTACTAACTGCTTGTAAAGTTTAGGTTCTACGTTACGGATAATATTGATAATAGGGTGAGTTCCTTCGTGGAAGATAACTGTCTTACCCCATTCGCTTGGCAACATATCCTCATTTATAACTACTACGCCATCTTTGCTTAGGAACATTCCTTGAGATACATCTTTGCCATACTTAGCTCTAATACCATCTCCACTTAATACCTCAATTTTAATTCCTGAGCTAAATAATGAGTTGGCTAAACTTGCAATAGTTTGCTTATTCTCAGTAGTCTGAGGACTTTCTTGCTCAACTAATTTCTTAGCTATTTCTCTAATTCTTGCGGCTCTTTCTTGCTCAGCAATTGAAGGTGCTTGTTCAACAGGTTTATTCTCTGTTGCAGCGGTAGTTTGTCGAGACTCTCCTGTAGTCTCTGGAGTTGCTGCGGCTTGTCTTGCGGCGTCATCTGCTGCGGCTGCAAGCTGGTCTCTTGTTGCATCATTGAAAAGTTGTTTTATTTTATACTTAGCGTCAATTAACATAGCGCGAGCACCTTTAATTACACGCGTCTTTCCTTTGTCATTATCTAACTTAATAGATACAGCATTTCCTTCGGCATCATAAGTGATTGCCTTAAAAGGATTTTGGCTCTTATTTGTAAATTTCTTACCATCAATGGTTACAGAGAAGTCATCTCCAATCTCCATCTCTTGAGGAATAATATCGAATTCATCAATAGACTTATCTCCAATATCATTAATGTTACCAAACTCGTAAATTTTGTTTGGACTTTCAAATACAACTACTCCATTCCGTTGCTTATATATTTCCCCTGTCTCCCCTTTATATGTGAATGGAATTAATTCATTAACCGCATCACGCATTGTTCTGCCTGTGATTTGCTCTTCTTCAGCTAATGGCTTAACCTCTTCTTGTGGTGCAACTGGAGCTTCTACAGGAGCTTCTTGCCCTTCTTGTGGCGCTACTTGTGCTTGAGGTGCAACTTCGTCTTCTAAAGCAATTCTAGGGTCACTTGCGTCAACCTGTTCATTAATGCCAGAGATTTTAAGTTTCTGTCCGTTATTGCTTATTTCGAGAATCTTAGCAGACTTGTTGTCAAAGAATACAGTATCTCCTGTATTAAACTTGTATAGGTTCTCTATTTTCTTTTGGAATTCATCCTTAGTTATAGGAGTCTTGTTTGTCTCAATGTCTTTAGCTACAGATTTCAATAAGTTAATCTGTCTAGCAGAACGTTGAAACTCTTTTTCGTTTTGCTGGAATGCATACTCAAATGCCAATTGATTCCTAGAATCCTTGAATATAGGAGAACCTTGCTGTCCAAGTCTCTTAATATCATCTACGCTAACAATTCTTTCATTGTCTGTCAATGAAGATAATGCTGACGCTGCCTCTTGCGCAATTGAATTAATTTGAGCTTGATTATTCTCGTTCGCCTGAATAAGAGAGTTAGGCACTTGACCTTTGAATATAGTCTCACCATTTTCTATTATAGGTTCTTTATCAATGAATTGTCTGAACTCAGATGGAGCGTTAGCAATAGAACCTCTTACTGTAAACTCTGAAGTGTTACCGTTCTCTATGTCATTGTTAATTGCGTCTTCTGTAGGCTTTTCCTTAGAAGCTACAGCCTCCGCAAATTGAGATGCCATCTGATTGATTTGATTAGGAACTACATTGTTCTTAATGTTAAATAGCTGGAATCTAGTATAAGAAGGAATTTCTGAGTTTTGGTCAAATGTAGCAATGTTTTGCTCCATTAAGTCAAGGTTGCGTAAAGCAGCATCGTGACCCGCTTGGTCAATTGTGCCTTTCTCTAAAGCCTTTTTAACTCCATTTGCTAGTTGTACTTTTGAATCAGCCAATCCTTGTTTCCCTGCGCCATCGTACGCATTCTGTAAGCTAGAATAAATAGTTGGATTCCAAGAACGCGAATTAATAAACGTTCCACCCATCTGACCCATTAGTCCACCATAAATAGCCGCATTCAATCCGCCTACTAAAGTTTGCTTACTCCACACCTCAACAGGAACTTCATTCCCATTCTCGTCCTTATTGCGATATAAGTCTAATTTAGCCTCAGGAATGTTTTCGTTCTTGCTCTTTTCGTAATAGTTGAAAAGTTCTTGTGCTCCATTGTCTGCAACAGTTTGAACAAACTCTTCCGCTGATTCAGGAATGAATCCTTTAACAAATCCAGCTGCAATATTCCTAGGGTTTAATAATCCGATAGCTTCTTTAGCAGCTTTGCCAAAAGCTTTTTCTGTTAAAACTGATTCTGTAATTTGCTTGATAGCAGCCTTAGAGCCTTCTTGAGCAAGACCCTTTTCCATCAAAGACTCAAGACCAAATTTTTTCTCGATATATGTCTCAATACCACCTCTAGCAGCAGATTCAACTAATGCTCTATCAGGAGGGATTCCTTGCTTTCTTGCTTCTTGATAAGTTTGCTCAAAGTTTTTAGCAAAGTTTAGCATTACTCCAGTTGGTCCTAGAGCATTTAATCCAAATTGTAAGATGTTATCGCCAAGAGCTTCACCAAAAGCCTCTCCATCAACTGCACTAATCTTGACGCCGCTTTTATCTAAGGAAATAAAGTCAGCATTCCCTTTAGCTTTTTCAAACTTAGCACCTTCTAATTTTTCATTTACTTGACCTGCAAATTTCATTCTCTGGTCAAGGTTAAGCTTATATTTGTCGTCAACTGCAATGCCAGGCATATTCTCATATGGGTTTTTCATTGCTGAACCCATAGTAATTAAACCTTGACCAACAGTCACAGCTCCCTGCTCTATTCCTTTTGCTAGACCTAAAGCAGTATTTCCAAGCCATTTAGCCGCATCTAATGCTCCGCCTGCAAATCCTTTAACGCTTCCCCAGAACCCATCCTCTTCCTGATTGGTATCCGTAGAAGCTTTTACCCCAGATAACTCCGTATCGGTTTGGCTTGGATTTTTTTTTTGAGCTAATTCTCCTGCTAAAGATGTTCCTGTTAAGTCAAGCTTAATAGACGGAGAAGACGGGGATACTTGTTTATCAAAAGATGTTCCTGATAAATCTAGTTTGATTTTAGCCATAATTTATATGCTACGCTATTTATTGTTCATTCATTAAATTCCACACTTCGATATCAGACAATCCTTTAACAGCTTTGGCATTTGCTGGATTCTTTCTAACAGCATTAATGTCGCTTATTTGTTTAGCTGTTAATTTGATATTAGTACTTCGTGGAATTTGAATTTTATCAAAGTTAAACAATTGCGTCTGATGATACAACCTATCACCCTTTTCCATTTTATTTATTGCAGAGTTTAAAGAATTCTGTACATTCTTATTCTTATCGAAGTTTATGTAAACAGCTTGTGGGTTTCTTGGTTTATTATCAGCGTCTAAGAAATAACCTCCTACTTGCTTAACTCCGTTAGGAAGTGTTCTTACATTAATTGCTTTAAATGGAACAAGACCTTCGCTTCTTCTTGTAGGATGGTATACATCTATCTTAATGCCATCACCTCCAAATGTGGCTGATTTGCCTTTTTCATTAACTTCAATAGATAAGTCGCTTAAACTTTTTGGTGCAAAACTTCCATCGTTAGAGCCTTTTTGCTCATAATAGTTGGAAATCTGAGCTGCAATAAGTTTCTTTTGTAGCTCCCATTTTTCTGGAGCAATATTAGCTTCAAATTCAGTATTTCTAGCTTGAGCCGCCTCTATTTTTAATTTGTCAGCTGATGCAATTTGCTGAATCTGAGACGCCATTGGAATCTTAGCTGTATAATATTCAACTAATTGCTTATCAGTCATATTCTCTGATGCAAATCCAGCTTGGCGGCGCATTGCAACAAGTACGTCTGGATTAGAAGCCTTTATTTGCATTAAAGCCTGGTCTGCATAATCTAATGTTGAGGTAGTTCCATCAGCATTTTTTACAGTTACAGCATCTGGAGGGATAGGAGTTCCATCTGGGCTTAATTTCCAGCCAGCAGGTAGTTCCCCTTGTATTCTAACCATAGCACCTGTCTTAGGGTCTTTGACATCTTGAGAGAATTTCTTATAAGGATTAGCTGCTAAATATGCTTTCCCAAACATTTTGGTTGCATCCAAACTCTTAGTGTAAGTGTCAGCTAAAGCGGCTTGTAAATCACGAGGGTTTTTAATAAGATTTTCGTCAGACATCTTAGCTGATAACTCTTTATAGAAACCTTCAAAGCTAGTCAAGTTTTCTTTATTAGCTAAACCCATTTGAAGCATTCTTTCATATTCTTTAGCCCCTAATTCATATCCTGTCTTTAAGTCTTTAATATCAGATACAGCTTGACGAATCTCTCCCATCTTACTGTAATCAAGCTTGCCATTAGATAGGATAGCTGAACTTGCGTGACCTAATAAGGCATTAGCTTTTGACGTAATGCTTTTTTGACCATAAATATTAAGGTCTTTTTTAAGAGCTTCTATATTAGCAAAAGCATTCTCAGCAAGAGTGTAGTCTCTCTGTTGCTGTTGAATTACTTGCGCGAAGATATTCCCTATGGCAGAACCTGTCTGCTGAAAATCTTGCTTAATACTTTCCGCTGGGTTATAAACGAATCCTGCCATAATTAATTACTAGTTGAGAACCATTCTTTATTAATTGGGTTCCAAGAATATTGGGAGTCAAAAGATTGTTGCGCAGTCATTGTAGGGGTTCCTAATTTAAATCCTCCACCACTAATTGAAGGCAAAGTGCCACCTGTTAACGGGTTTCCGTACAACGCAGATACCTCTGGTCTTGACTTAATGGAGTTATCTATACCAGTATTATATAATGACTTTAGGTTTTTAAACTGCGTGGCTTGGTTACCCATTTGCATCATACCAGTACCAATTCCTGATGCAATACCTCCAATACCAGACCAAATTGCACTTTTTGCTTCTTGCAATGCAGCTGCTTTAGCTTGCTCTTGGTCAAACAAATCTTGCTCAAGTTGCATACCCCCTTCTAGTTTTTGTTGAGAAAGAGCTAAAACATTTTGCTGTCTGTTTGCTAGCGATTGAAACTCTAAGCCCCTTTCTCGTGCAGCTGCGGCAGCAGTCTGACCTAGGGAGGCAAATTGTTGTTGCTGAGCCATATTTTGCATAGCCATTTGTTCTTGAGCAGAACGTGAACTAATAGCATTCTGAGCTTGATTTTCTCCTTGCTGAGCCATTAAAGCGGCAGTCATAATATCTGTACCACTTCCTGCTCCTCTTGTTGCTGCAGCTAGTGCATTTGCAGATGTTTGGGCTGCTTGGTCTCTCGCAATTTGCTCTCCAGCTCCACGAGACATACCAGATGCCATTCGTTTAGCTAAATCAGCCTGTTGCTCAACTTTTGTATAACGAGATAAATCTCCTTGATATAATTTGGCTCCTTTAGCTTGATTAATCAAATCTCCATATCCGCTTTCAAATTTATTCCGCTGCAACATAGTAAATTGACGTTGCGCATCTAATTGTTTTTGCGCTTCATCTTTTTTACCAAATGCTCCAACAAGACCAATTAATCCACCTGCTGCGTTTGCAGCCATTCCCCAGGGAGTTAATTTAGTTAAATCCATTTTGTATTATTGTTATGAGTGTCCTGATACTGCTTGTATTTCTATATCTAAGGAATTCAACCTCATATTCTGAGTTTTATCCTTTAAAGATACAACAAAATTATTTAGATAGCCAATTATGTAGTTTCCTTCTATTAAGCCACCTGTTGATGAGCTATCTCTTAAGATATGCGCATACAATCTATTATCCTCTGCAATAAAGTTTGTTTCATTTATTGCACTTGTTTGACTATTCTCATTTGTAATAGCAATAGACAATAAAGAAGCTTTAACTCCGTTAGGTTGCGTGTAGTCCATAACGTTCATATCGTGCGTTACAGACACATTTAAAGGCATAATAGGTAATCTACTATTAAGCGTAAAAGTAATCGTAGAATCAACAGCTGGAGCCCCTAGGAATGCGTTATATCCTGACTGCAATGACTTATACACAATACCGTTCTTAAACAATACCATTTTATCTCCGTAGCTCTCAGCAAAATCTGTTTTAAATGTAAAAGTAGATTTCCACCTTTTTTCAGTGTCTGAGTACCCAATAGATGTTGTGTCGCTACCAATGGAAACAAAACACATATTATAGAATGGGTCAAAGGCAAACTTAGCATCTCCTGACTTAGTCAAAAAATGAGAGCGCATAGATATATCACTTACAAGCTCAATCCCTTGCTCGTTGTATTTAACAACCTTCTTGTTGTAATCATCCCACCACCAAACGTTTCCTTTGTAGTTAAACACTGACTGTTTTTCTTGTAATCCATAGTTGTATCCTAGATTACGAATAGTGCCTATTACATTAGATGAGATAGATAATATGCTCTGGTTGTTACTTTGAGTTAATTCTTGCTCGCCTAACAGCACATATGCTGTCTCGTTTTTACACAACGCAAGTAACATATTACCAGTACCCTGTAAACGAGAAACTCTTTGCAATGACATAATTTCTCCATTCTCTACAGGTACGTCGTCGCTATCTAGCGCAAAGAATGAGCTTAGGTTGTTAATTTTAGTACCTGCTACATAATTACCTCCGTAGCGTATTGTATTCTTTCTTCCTGTAGGATTTAAATTCTTAGATACAAGTACCGCAGGCTTACCCGCTGAAGTATTCCAGAACGGATTAGCTGTTGCTGTAGAAGACGCTCGTGTTACTAATTTAGCCGTAGTCCCTGAAATAATTGCGTTAGCATTGTAAGTTGTAATAACCTTTGGTTTAATACGGTCTCCATTAAGGGAGAATACAATACCTGCAGTGGCAGAAGATTTCTTTGCAATAGTAACTGAACCTGAAGAGAAATCAGTTCCTCCAGCTACTAATCCAAGGGTTACGTCTAAATAAAACTTATCATTAGCGGTAATATCAGCGTTGGCAGATAGCAAAATATCTTTTGTTATCTCAATGTCGTATGTGCCATTTGATGTTGTTCCACTCCCTGTAAAATAGTAAGTATAGTCAGCACTTACCAAGAAGTTCTGTAACGAGCCATAGGCTACAGGAGCGCCGTATGTGTTTGTTGTATTGTTATACGGAACTTGATATATCTGACCGCTTAACGTCCAAGTCAAATAAGGAGTGTTAGTCGAACCAAAAGGTCTGGTAATTGACATACTTGCAGTAAGCGTTGTAGTCAAAGATATCTTGTTTTCCGACTCTTGGTCTCCTGCATCATAAAATCCAGATAATGCAATATAATCACCTGAGCTAACTTCAATGTTCGAGCTATCTAATATCTTTGCTCCATCTCCATTTGTAGCAAACGAGGAGAACACCATTTTTGATGTTACTGGACTTGGAGTTAAATTAGATGACGTAGCAAACCTAGTTAAGTTTTGATATACAAATCCATTAGATGTAGTTACCACGTTATCAGTAATCTGCTCTGGCAATTCTTTTGTTGTATTATATAAGAAAGGAGCAATAGAATAAACAGGTAAATCAATCTTAGAGAATACCATATCCCCAAGAAGTTTATTGGTATTCAATGTGCCTGCGCCAGAAACATCAATAAGAGTTGATGCTGTCCAAGAAGTGATGTCCATTAAATTACCGTATTCGTAGAATAATAATGATTCATCTTCTGGAACTTGCTTAGGCGTATAAATCTCAAAGAACAGGTTTTTTGCAACTGGTATTGTTGCGTTAGCCATAGTTCCTTTATCATACTTACAGTACAAGAAATTATCGCTTTGACTATCTATTTTTAAGTCAAGTATTCCGTTAGGTGTATTAATAGAAATTCTATCGTCAGCTGAGAAATTATATATATATCCAGCTCTGAACATACCCATTAAATCAACAACTAGATACTTAACATTTTTTGCTTCTAACTCAGTTAACGACTGCGAGATAGTGGTAATCTCAGTAATAGCCTTTGTTGTATTATCAGTTGTAAACGACTTCAGCTCAAAAAAGATATTACTTGCAAATCCTTCGTAAATGTATGACTTAGAAATATTCTTAGTATATACTAGTTGTGCATACTTTGCCCAGCTAGGCTTTACCCACCCTGAGTTTAATCCAACTCTAATTGTAGGAAGTATAGGATAAGCAAATTTACCTGTCTTAAACTTAACATACTTTTCAACACCACGAGTCTTCATAGCTTCATCGTAATAAGCTAATCCAATGCCATATGTAGAATCATTAGCAAACGGTTTGTAATAAGCTGTAGAAGTAGATTCTTTGCTACTAATAGCTGCTTCTAAAAGATTACTAGAAGTCAAGTATGTTCCATAAGTTCCTCCTGCTGTTTCTGGTCGATAGTCACTTCCTGATACCTCAGAAATTGTAAAGTCTAAGTTAGCTGAAGATACATCATAGTCGTCAACAATGTTTGCTAAGAAAACTCTGTTCTTCGCAATCTCAATATGCTTAGCACTTACAGGAACAGAGTCAAATGGCTTAGCAGTAATTACCGTATCTAAGCTCTCGTAGATTTGACCTGTCCAGCTTAATCCTGTGTCAGTTCCAATCTTAGCAGTGTCAATTCGTCTCCAAATCCCCGCATTACCTATTCTAGTGTATAACTCAAAGTATTCCGCGTTAGCAGGAGCGCCTGTAAAAGAATAAGTAAAAGTGTAGCTAGATACACCGTCAGCTCCTTTATACATTTGAGAATATGCGCTTAATGCAGAATATTCGCCTGAGCGATACTGATATCTACCCGCAAACTGAAAGTCTCTAGTTTCCAAGAACTCTAATCCTGAATCAGGAGTTCCTTGGTTCTTTTCAACTGTAAATACATTATTAGGTGTACGCTTAACTAGTTTCAAATCTTCAATAGCAGGCGTTACAGCAGTAGACCAACCATCTAAAGAAAACAATAATGGAGTCCCTGTCCCGTGGTAGTTCCAGATAATATTACTATCCAACACCTTTAAGTCAGGAGAAAAGTCTGTAGAAACACTATGTGTATAACTAAGAATAAGCGCCTTAGAATCTAGTGTTGTAGGGATTCTATAAATATATGCTGTTGAGCCATTTTTGGTTAAAACATATATTTGATTATCTGCAGCCTGATAAGTTTCTTTAACAGTATGAGTAGAGAAATCAATGCCAGCAGCCGATATTGACTCAAGCATCTTAACAGCTCCAGCCCCACCTGTCTTACCTGAATCAAAGATTATATTAGTTGCATCTGAATAATCGCCTTCAGGCAATAAATTCAAGTCTACATCTTTATTTAATCCGCCTGTAGCTTTTAAAGATACTTTAGCCATTATGTTAATTAGTTTTTAAGTGCGCCGTGAATACCGTTTCTGATGAGTGCAATCATTTCTGCATAATCCATTGCATTCATTCTAGCTCTGAAAATTCTACGAGCATTAAGGTAATCTTGTTGCGCTAATTGATACTCTCCTAATCTTGCTTTCTCAGCCTTTGCCGCCATCATTACAATGTACTTACTTATCACGTCAGTAGCGTATGGCGTTACTACGTTAGCTGTAGAACGAGAAACTGCTGAGGTAATGTAAGTTAATGTAACCTCGACTAAGTCCATCGTGTTGCTGAACACTAGTTCCGAATTAACAGTGTCAATATCGTAGGTCATTAAAGGATTTCTTTGACGACCATAGAAGCGACCAATCAACTCACCTCTGGAGTTCATAGTTGCACCACCGCTAATTAAGTTATAATTAAATTCAGCATCGTAATTAACTGATTGCTCTGCAGGATAAGGAATCTTATTACCCTCTGTGTCACGATTATATAATTTATTTAAGTTATGTACTCGCTCTAGGGGTAAAAGTTTCTCACCGTGCTTTCCAGATACATCCACAACGTCAACAAAATCAGCAGGCAAAATGGCACGACGATAATCAGTAACACTAAGAACAACAGTCTTAACGTTGCCCATATCAAAGTCCATAGAGAGTTCATCTAAGCAACGTAGTCCGTGGTGTAGGTATCTTGTATAATAATGCAAAGGTAAGCCGCTATCTAATAGCACGTCTCTTACAATAACATCTAGGCTCTTAGTCTTCATTATTGTTGTTGTTTACTAGCAAGTTCAGCTTGTGATACTCGCCCGTTACTGATTATCTGCAATACATCATCAATAATAGCAGATTCTACTTCTGGAGAAATTGGCAATACCTCTGTATCTGTTATAACACCAAAGTCGGATACTAATAAGTTAACTATAACAGATGTAACCGTTCCATTAGCTGTCAAGGTAATATTCTTAGTAAAATAAACTTTTTTACCTTGTAGGTAGTATCCAATCTTACCTTCCAAATAACTTAAGTTAGCTCCTTGAAAAACAAGAACATCTTGAGCAGGGATAGGGATATAAGGTGTCATAGCTCCATTTGCTGCAGCAATAGACCAAATTCCCATATCCATAGGTAATGTTAATGGAATAGCAGGCAAAGTAATATAAGAACGGTTGTTATTAGTTTCTGCTGTTACAGTGCAAGTGTACTCAATTAGATTGCACTTAGGTACATCAACCATTCCAGCTTTAAATGAGTCTGCTACCTGCAACTTAAGTACCTTATTGATACTTTGGTTTATAAGCAACTTCACCTCTCTTAAGTCAATTACATCAGATGGGTTGTCTTTATCCAGAAAGCGAGCATACAACCTCTGTATCTGCTCGGCTAATATGTTTTTAGTTGTCATAATTATCTTTCGTCAGAACGTTGGTTAGTGTCTTTCATTGCCTCAGCAGATGCAATATCCCCATCTTTTAGTGAGATTCCTAGATACATCAAAGCTCTAGTCATAATATCCGTGAAATATCTATCGTCAATATCGATATCAACGTGACCAGAATCTACATAAGTAATATTACCATTACTAGTAGTATAAGTATAAACTGCCTTAGCTGGCTTTCTCATATACACTAAGGTATAATCATAGTTGCCACTTACTGGGACTGGAGAGAATTGAATCTTAGGTACATTGACAGAAGATTCCTCTACTACAAATATTGTTGCTGCAGGGTAATCTACTGTAGGTCCTAATATAGAGCTATTCTGGATTTCTAAGAACTCATCCCAGTTATAAATAGTGCCCTCTTTCGTACTTCCTCCTGTAGTTAAATAAATAGTTAGCGCCTCTACATAGTCGCTTGTAGCTAAACTTTGAGTCCCTGTTGCAGCGCTAACAGTAAACGTCTTCTTCTTAACAAACAAGTGGTCATAGTCAAACTTACCTGTCTGCTTATACTTATAGATAACAGCACTCATCCAGTCAGATACGCCACGATTAATCGCGATATCAATATCTCCTGGACTAACAAAGCCGCCTTTATTCTTCTTTATGATGGAACGAATGAAGTCGTGCGCATCCTTGATTAAAATTGCCATTATACGATAATGTTATATTTATCCAAAGTTATGAAATTTTATCTATAAAAGACAATGCCCTGGCTCACAGAACCAAGGCATTAGTATAAAAGACCTATATGAAAAAATTCGCTACTTTCTTAATCTTGAAACAATTTCGCCTAATGCATCTAATACATTAGTCTCTAACTCTAACTTTGACTCTACTGGAATCTCTGAAATACCATCTAGTATGTCTAAAAGAGATTTTATCTTAGAATCTTGAATGCCCAGAAATTTAATGTGTTCCATCTCTGTGTCGCTGATTGCGTCCGATGGTATCATAAACTGAATCATATCTTATTGTTTGGTTGGGTAAATATACCTATAAATTTATCTTTGTCCCAATCATACCTAAATAACTTTGCGGAATAATTGGATTAGTATTGAAGCCTGTCTTAAGGGCAAAGTTGAACTTAAAGCGCTTAGTTAGAGCAATATCGAATGATGCGCCTGTAAGTATCCCAATATCATCCGACGTCACAAACTTCTGCTGAGCAGTTAAATAACCTGTAGAGCTTCCTGATAGATAAACATCTGGCGAAATCGTAACCCTCTTACTAACCTTAACAGGAATAGTATAGAACAACATTATGTTATTACTGATGTTGAGACCCACATCTGCGCCAGCAACACTTAGGGTATAGTTAGCTCCTGAGACACCGTATTTGCCTAAAGGTTGAATATGTGCAGCGGTAACAAATCCAAGCGTTGTACCGCCTAAATAAACGCCTGTGATACCAAAGTTAGAGATGGACTGCATCTTACCTGATTCGAAGTTCATTAAGGTGTATCTACCTGACAGGGCAAACTGGTCGAACGTAGACCATATCATAGAAGATATGCCCCAGGAAGAGTTACCCATAAGTGAGCTTTGGCTCATTCCTACGCTTGCGATAATAGAAACAACATCACTTGATGGAGCGACTGTAAAGTCCGAGCTATATACAATCGGATTCGCCACAGCGTTCGATTTCTTGGTTTCGCTTTTCTTTTCTGATTTAGATTCTTTCTTGCTTTCACTTTTCGATTCGGATTTAGATTCAGATTTAGTTTCTGACTTTGATTCTGAGCTAGAAGAATTACCCTCACTCTGTGACGAACTTGTTGTAGAATTACCCTCACTTTGTGCAGCAGGTGTTGCACTAGTTGATGTAGCAGGTGTACTAACAGAAGGAGGACTACTTACAGCAGCAGACGCAGCAGCACTAGCTGCAGCAGCTGTGGCAGAACTTGTAGCAGTTGCTGTTGCCGCACTTGTTGCAGCCGCTACGGCTTGTGATACGGCGTTAGATACAGTTTGTTGTACGGCAACAGTAGCTTGCGGGCAAGGGAAGTTAACGGTTAAGTCGTTAATCCAAGCCTGTAGTGCACCTGAAGTAATATCGTTTGCTGTTACTACTCTGTACTGTCCTCTATAAACTACTGTGGTTTTTCCGTTAGCGAGTGGCACTGTGACAACAGTTACTTTGCCAGAACAAGGGTCTACGAATGTCTGCGTAAGTGTTTGAGAATGCGCGCAAATTTGTACCGTTAGTATAAGTATTGCTGTAATTATAAACCATTTCACTTGAATATTTTCTTCTTAATCATTCGAACGATAATCTTAGCCGCAGCATTCTCTAATGCTTTCTTAGTTGTTGTACCGATAGTAGACTGATTGAACTTAACCTCTGCAAAGTTGCCATCATTCATTAAGGTAGCCTCGCGCGTTGTTTTAGCTTCTCCTAATCCTGAGCCAGTAAAGAATTCTCCAGTCTCTGCATTGACAAATTTTACCTGCAAGCCTAGTCGTGTGACTACAGTCTGTTTTGTGTCTCCTTTAATAGAAATAGATTCGTCTTCGCTAACTGAGAAGTCGTAGCATTCGATGTACACAAAGTACTGAGCAAGCTTAATCTTACCTCTGCCATCTAGTTTGTTTTCTGAGATACCAGCCTGTGAGGCTTGGAACTGCTTTACCATTCTGTTCTTAATTTCCGCTTTATCCTCAGTAAATGTAAAACGGTTAGTCTCCTCTAGGAACTCTATAACAATGTTGGTAACTCCAAGCCCCACACGCTTGTCTTTAAGCTCAGGATACGCCGCATAGACGTCTTCATTGATACCTAAAGATAATAGCTGAATAGGAATCTTTGGACCTTCATAGTCCATCAATGAATCGATATTAATCTTCTTCTCAAATGAGGCTGTGTATGCTTCTGTCTTAACAGAGGCTACTTGTGCGCTTGCTCCTAGTGAGCATAGTAATAGGAATAATATCTTCTTCATAGTTTATATTATTAATGCAAACCCTATTATCAAAACTTGCACAGTTTACAAGTTTTGCGGTTTGGGTTTTTATCAACTTCCGAATTTGGCAACATTTTGTTGCAGATTTTGGCAAATAAGTGACACTAATTCGGAATTATGCACAATAAAACGCCTCAAATGTGCACTATTGTATGCCTAATGATGCGCTAGCTATTTTTTAAAATAGGAACCAATTTGTACCCTAATACATCTAATGCATTTTCTAGTGTCTTAAATGTAGGATTAGATTTACCAGTTTCAATTTGCTTAATTGTCCTTAACCCAACACCTGAAAGACTGGCAAGAAGTTCTTGTGTGACGCCTCTTTTCTTTCTAATTGTTTTAATAAATTTATAAATATTAGATAGATTCTCAATGTCCTCTTTGACCGCATTAATTTTATGCATTAAAATTTGCTCCTCTGCTTTTAGTTCTTCTCTAAGTTTTTCAATATTTATACCCTTGTATTCTATAATATTCATTAATGGATATACTGAATTGTGGTAATAGCTTATCCAATACTTTTCTCTTTCAAGTAACTGAACTGAATCGCATTCCTCTATAATATCAATCAATGGACATAATCCTTTATCTCTAAGTTCTTCTACCCATAACCTAATAGAATGATTATGCGATAATGTTAAATGAGATTTAGGTCTAGATAATCCATTAGAGCTCTTGCCAATGTACTTATAAAATCCAGTCTCTGGGCATCTGAGACCATATATTAAAAAGTCTGCCATTATTTGCTTTATTATATAGTGCAATATATAGCACTTATGTCAGATTATCAAATTAATAGGTCTCTATTTTTCAGCAAAGTTGGCTTTTTGCATCATTAAGTGTCATATATTACACTAATGATGGAATATTACCACTTAGGCTCTTCTTGTAAAGCTTCCTTTTCTGTCTTCTTCTTAGGTGCCGCTGGTTTCTCTACAACCCGCTCAACAACTCTTGTGCCGCCTGCTGATGCCGCTTGTTTTTGTTGTTGCGTGTTATTGGTTGTAATGTTAATAACAGGAGCAGGAGCTGATACAGCAGCCGCTGGTTGCGCAGCTTCTTCTTCGCCTGTTAATTGTTTTGTTACAAATCCACCTACGCCTAATGCGATAGTACTTGCTAATCCGATAAGGATGCTCTTTAATGAGCCTCCGCCTTCTTGTTCTTCTGCCATTTTAATTAATGATTAAAGGTTTTTTAATTGTCACTCCCGATACATCTGTTAATGTAAGGTCATATAACCCACGAGAGATTGTATCCAACTGGATACTCTTTATTGTGGCTACAGATGTTGCTGTAAAGCCAACTGTCTTAAAAGGTTCGGTACTTCCGAACTTATATATCTGAACAGAGTATTTAGCCCCAACTACTGTGTTTGCTACAATAGTCGCCTGCTTACCCTCTACTACTAGGCTAGTAATATCTGTTGCGCTAGGAGCTGAGCCTAGGCTAACTTCTTTTTCTAATGTTTCAATGTCCTGACAAGCTGCCAGCATCACTATCAACAAAAATGCGAATATCCTTTTCATCCTAAAAGTTATTTATACCCGTTAGTTTTATAGTCTCTAGGTTTAAGTTAATACCTAGTTGGTAGCCTGTCTTAGACGCTGCATCCATATTAGGAGACACGCGAATCACTGTATTGATGTCAGCACCGTTACCTATTGTCTCAAACTTCAGCTTAAACGGAGTTAATTCTCCTGTCACTGGATTCTTTAGCTCTTTGTCTAAGGCACCAAATCTTACACGTCCTGCCTTATTATCAACAAAGGTATGCCAAGTATTAGGCAGCTCATTAAACAGCTCTACAAATTTAACTTTTGTTGGGTCATAAACGAACTCAAATTGTAATGCCGCAACATTACTTGCTCCTGTATTTACTTTAACAGGTATCTCAAAACTGTTGGTTGTCACAGTTTTTCCAAGAATTGTGACATCAATAGATGGGATAAACTGAGGCGTGTTGATTAATAGATTGGCTGTCTGAGTCTTAGCCATTGACTTAGCAACACTAGGCACAGCGTTAGTTGCGATAGAATTATTTATTACAACCTGAGAACTATGGCTTCTGTTGATATCCCCTGGAATAACAAACTTTAGCTTCAATGGCAGGTTTGCGCCAATAACTGTTGTCTTGAAGCGAACATAGTTTTTGTCTACATCTTTCCAGTTAGCCGCTGTCATTTTGTTAAATGTAGAGTCTGTAAACGTAGGTACGCTCATATACATATCTGTGCCAGCTGCATAGTTAGCAGGAAGTGTAACTAAGTTCTCTACACCTGTTACCTGTGCATATAATCGAACCAAATCCCCTCCATCAAACTTCTTATTAAAGTTTACGTCTGATGCGTAGTATCCTGCACCTGTGATAATGTTTTGGTTTTTGAATGTACCATCTAGGTTCTGCGTAACGAACTCTGCTTGAGCAGTTGTGTAGTCAGATACAGTTACCGCTGCGGTGGATAAATCCTTCACGGAATCCATATTAAACAAGGTTCTAACGTGGTAAACGGTGTTGGGCTTGAACTGATTCTGGTCAACAGGAATCGTTCCATCAGATAATGCGTCTACTAGGTAAGTTGTGTTAGCAGCACTGTCTGTAAAGGCAATACGATGAAGTGATATAGCATCCACATTTGCGTTGTAATCAATCGTTGGATTGATGTACTTAGTAGCAGTAGGGTCTAGCATAATAACGCTTGTAAGAGGCGTTGTCATCAACGTAGAACCTGATGTACCATTCTGATTAAACGCTGCCGCAAAGTTCATTGCAATAGGATTCCAAGCGTATCCAGGAGCGTCTATCTTTAACTTGAACTTTAATACTAATAATCTATCCTTACCTAATCCTCCAGATGCAATAGACCAGTTAAGATATACGCGTAAGATTGACTTAGGTCCACCTTGCGTATAGGTGTACTGACAGTTATTGTAGTTAGTGTTACCGTTATCAGTAGTGTTTAGCGACGTCTTGTTGTAGCTATATCCTGGGTAGTCTTGATAGCTCATTGAGATTTGTGAGCCATAAGGTATAATACCTCCGTTCCCGCCTGTGCCTGTGTGGTTAACAGTCATTAATTGAAATGCGGTGTTCTGGTATTCAAAGTCAAAGTATAATGAACGGGTAGATGTGTTACCATTGCCATCCGCCATAACGGTTACAAGGAACTCGTCTCCCTTGTTAATTACATTCCCATTAACGTTGGTGTTGGTGTTTGCATTTTGCAAACTTAGTTTGACTGTCTGAGCGTAAGAATGTCCAGTTAATAGAGCAAAAAACTGGACAATTAGTAGGAGTTTTTTCATTATAAGAGCTTAGTGATTAAGGTGTTACAAGACTTTTTTAGAGCGCTACTTAGGTTGGCTTGATTAAATTTACCACCCTCGTCAATTAATAGCATAGCCATAGAAACTTCTTCAGCTTGCTCCTCAACGATAACGGTCTTTTTAACCTTGCCATCCTGTATTAATTTACCTCTCATCCTAATAACTACAGCTTCCTTGTTATTATGGAATACTGATAGGTTAGACTGAGTTTTCAATACGTCTAAATAAAGAATCTCTACCTTAATCTGAGTTGGTGCATCATCGGAGATATCGTGTCCTGCTTCTTGCAAGAACTCCTCTAGCATATTCTTCACACCAAACTCTAAGTTTCTATTGCCAGCAAGTGCGCCAATCTGTACATTATTCTGTACAGATGCTACAGTTATTTCTTGTGGACGCATTGTCCAAAACAACAATATACTAAGCAATAGTCTCATAATTATCCTTGTCCTCTGCTGGGCTTACTGTTGCTTTCTTTAGGACCTTTTGTCTTCTTGTGCTTGCCGTTACGACGTACACCAAATACAACCTTTTTGTTCTCCGATGATGGTTTTTGCTTTGCCATTATGCTACTAGTAAGTGGTAAAAATGCTTAAACTCTTTTAAGCGTTCTAAAATTCCGATTTGTCCGCCATTGATTCGCTTAGTCAACTTTTTGACTACTTCATCAGAAGCTCCTTGGTCACAGATGCTCCATAAGTTATTCTTCTTAAAAAAGAATGCAGCCGAAGCAAGAGCGTATTTAGTAGCAACTAAATCGGGGTTACTCATAATCTCAGGCATCTGCATAAAGTTAGCAAAGTCTTGGTAGTTTGATTTACCCGTAGTTTGCAATGCTCCACGTCCTCTGTACTTCCATCCTTCTCCAGAAGCCTCGTTTCCGTTACCCATACGAGAAGCATATACCCTATTGGCAATCTTCTCAGGTTTACGTTCATATTGCAACGCAATAGTAACAGATGGGAAATATTTCCTAAAAATACCGCACAACCCTTTCGCGCTATAATTTAAGTTCTCAGAGAATGCTCTGAAACCTCCAGACTCGTGAGACGCCTGAGAAAGAAAGTGTGCAAGCCTTAATGGCGTAGTAATTCCAAATCTAGCCGCTGTATCAGGAATCTGGTCAATGACAGCTTGAGGAACGTGTCCTTTAAGAGCATCTAGTTTAAATCCTTGCTGTGAAGGTACTATATTTGGCGCAGGAGAGACGATAACATTTGGCGCAGGTATTTCCATAGCTGGAGCAAACATCTTCGCCCACGTCGCATCTCCTACAATACCATCAGGTGTTAAACCGTGAGCTGACTGCCAACCTTTAACTGCAGCCTCTGTCTTAGGACCAAACTTGCCAATAGGGTCTACGCCAAGCTTAACTTGTAGCTTAGTAACGTCTTCCCCAAATGAACCTAGTCTTAATAGCATATTATTTCTTTTTCTTTGCGTAGTACTTTTTCTTTGGCTTAGTACCTACAATCTTTTCTGCAATCTCAATAGCTGCCTTCTCAAATTCTTCGTTGTCTACAGCTGCTTCTTTAATTTCTTCTACAATCTTTTGGATTGCTTTCTTCTTCACAGGGAAAAAGAACAATTTAATCTTTTGCAATAAGTTCATCTTATTTTAGTTTATAATAATAACCAACACCGTACATAACTTTACCATCTAAGTCGACAGACGCTTTAACGTTATACAGCTGGTCTTTCTTTGTTTTCAATATTAATCCCGCTTCCGCTCCTCTTATTCCAAGAGCATTGTTAACGTTGACACCTGCTCCAACAAATAAGTTACGCGTAGGTGGTGCGTACTTAGTGATAGTTTTAGTTTCCTTAACAACTGGTATGTCGAAATTATCACGCGTACGTCTGTATTTTATTTTGTTTTCGTTAATGGTATCTAATACCGCAATGTATCCGTAAGTGCCAACCCTAATTGTATCTGAGTAAACCAGCTTATTCATATACAACTGAAGTAGCGCCATATACTGACGCTTCAGGTTCTCGTAATTTGTATCTGGCAACATCTCTGGCTTAGACATCACATTGACGATTACTTCTTTGTAAGCAATCTTTGTCTTCTCAATAATAGAGTCGTGTTTAATCCAAGATGTATCGTGTACAACTAACGTGTCGTTAGGGCGAGCCTCTCCTGCTTCCATATGCTTTGTGTAAGCATAGAAGATAGCAATCATACAACACACGAAGAGGGCTATATTAACCTTCATCTTCTGGTAGCGGGTCTAATCCGCCAGGTAAGTTCTTTTCGCGTTCAGCATCAGTCTTGCGGTTAGCAACCTTCTCGTAAGAAGAGATACCGAAACAACCTGCTGTTAGTGCAGCGAATACTTCTAAGATGATAGGTTCGATAACGAATACCTGACCCACATAACCAGTCACAATATCTACAATACCGTAGATGAAAAGCACAAGGAATGATAAGAATCCTAAAACGGATTTCTCGTTGATGTCGTTGTCATCGCGGAAAATTTCTAATAAAGACATAATTTTTAGTGGTTAGTATATAAATGCTTGATGTGTTACAAGTAGTACTTGTCGTCTTCGTCTTGCTTAATCGCAACTACCTGACGCATATCTACCTGAAGCGGTAGTTTAGAAGGGGGATTAGGTACGCTGTACCCTGTTTTGTAGATTTGTCTTTCTAGGTTATCTATCCTTGTTTTATCTACATTTGATTGAACGATTAACTGCTTAATGTCCGCTTTCATCTCATTGACATCGTGCCAAATCATCAGCGACATAATGCTTATAGCTGTCGGGAATAAGTAAGCCTTTAGTTGCTCAATAGTGTTATCCATTTTCTTCTAAAATATCTATGACAAAGATAATTGTCTTTTGCGCTACGGCAAAACCTTTTTATAGGTAAAGCGCTCTCCATCAGGATTCTTAATAATCCGATAAGATAAAAGGGCGACTGCTACTATGCAAATCGCCCCATATATAATCCCTAATGCTACTAAGTTCATTATTCTTTTATTAAACGGAATACTAAATCGTAACGTTCGTCAGTCTTAATGTCCTTCAAATCCTTGATAGATAATGGTGTGTAGTCGAATTCTTTCTCGTCTGCCATTAACGCATCGTACTGAGATTTAAACTCAGTGTAGTTAGGATTTTCTATCTTCTTCTCTTCGTCGCTATACATAGGAATAGAGAATGACCCGTTCTCGCCTTCTTCGCCAAATTTCTTAATTAACTCTCCGCGAAGCTCGTCGATAATTTTCTTTTCTGCAGCTAGTGCATCAGATAATTTCTTAAGACGATACTTGGTTACTAAGTCAAGCTTCTCGCCCAATAATCCTTTGGCGATAACTTCTCCATTTTCTTGGTTGACTAAGCCGTTTAATTCAGCCTCTAGTCCAACCATCTCCATTACACTTAATTTAATCTTCTCCATTTTTAATTCTATGTTTGGTTATTTTTGACAAATATAAGAAATAATTAGCAGTCTACTACGTTGTCTGCCCCGAACAAGTCTACTAGCTTAGCCTTCAAGTGAGAGTATCCAAATGCAAAGATATCTACTCCTTCGGCTGAAGATAAATCAGGTACGGACTTAGTAATGGTTTCTACGCGGTCAGGTAGTGGATTGCCATCAGCGTCTACGCCTGGTGTTGGGTAGCTAACTGTTTCTGTAACCTGCTTAGTTAATTGAACATAAATGCTATCGCCAATTTGTTGGTTACGAGCTTGCCCTCCCATCATACCTGGCATAGCGTTGCCTGCAGTAGGAACATCTTCTTCAGATTGATAGATTTCAACTTGGAAGTTTGCTGAGCCAAATTTGCTCAACTGGTAGTTTGCAATACGAACATACGCCTCAGATGTGATGCCTTTGTCTGTTCCGATTTGGGTTGTGATTTTTAATGCCATAATTATTTATTGTTTAAACTGTTTCAATGTTTTCTGCTCCGTAAAGAGCTGTTAATTTTTCGCCTAGCTTTTCGTAGCCGACTTCGAATATTGTTTTAGTTTCAAATGCTGATAAGTCGGATACTGTTTTAGAGAATTCCTCTTCCATCTCAGTATCTACTCCATCTACCTGCTTCGTAATAGTTTTGGTGTACTTGATGCGCTTAGTCATCCTTAAATCTAAGGAAGTTCCTATTTCCTTAGACTGTAATCTATTAGGATGTACGGCTGGGATATAAGATGTTTCAGCTTCAGTAGATTCTTTATCTTTAAAAACTTCGATAACAAAAACTACGTTACCATTTTTGTTGATATCGTATCCTCCAATTCTTACGTAGGCACCTGTTACAATGCCATCATTTGTTCCAATAGGGGTATTAATTTGAAATGCCATATTTTTAATTTAATAATGTTTGCAATTGAGTTTTTAATGCATCTATTTCTATTTGCTGAGCAACTGTTTTAGCATAATGCTCTTTAACAGCTTCTGCTAGTACAGATACTATTTGACCATATTCTACGTTATACTCATCAATTTCTTCAGCATATCTAACCGCTTCAGGTAATGCTTCCTGTAATTCTTGAGCAATAAATCCTACGCGCTTATTTTTTGCTTCGTCAATGATGTAGTTAAAGTAAACCCCCCTCATATTTAGTACCTTATCTAGGGCACCAGTAATGGTAGATATGTTTTCTTTAGCACGTCTATCTGACCAAGTAGTCCAACCATATTGAGCAGAACCGTATTTAATACAACGGAAGCCATCTCCTGAATATGTATTATCGGTTCCTATGCCCCAACAGTTATTACCGTTATTATAGAATAGGTTCCACCAATTCCCGTTTTCTGTCAAGAATCCAAAGTCTCCACTTGTATTTAACATCCAAGAAACAATGTAATTATTATTATTAACGTATCCTCCCCAACCATTTTTAGCGTAACCAGTTGATTCCCAAGTGCCATAACTATATGTATTTCTTCTGAAATACCCTCCATAATCTTGGGAATAAAGACCGTAATCTCCTGAAGGTCTAATAAATCCATTTGTATAAAGATGCCCTGTACCGTAGTTTGCTCCACTTGCAGATATGCCGACTAAAAGTGACCCATTTAATACTTGAACGTGCCAAGGGTGGCTAACGCAGTTCATTACGATACCATATGATTCATACATACGAACATTATGATATCCTGAACCATTAAAATATATATTCCCAGAAAGTTCAACATAATTTGAATAGCTTGCCGAACCTGCAGAGCTTGCATATCTAACACCTAAATCAGATGGTTCAATCCAGCCTGAACCTGAATATGCTCCGTTATTATAAACGTAACGTGAGTAATCGACATAGTTTCTGCCTTCGCCACGAGATATTGCAACACGCGAGCCTGAGTCATATAAAGCAGGAGCACGAACATCGTCTCTAGCTCTAATAGAGCCTGAGATTGCCGCTAAAAATGTGCCATTTTCCATTACTAAGAGACCGTGTGTATTTAGATTTCCTGCAACACCTCCTGCATTTGGATGAGACCAAGCTAAACCATAAAGAGACCCTGTAGTTGAGCCGTCTGCAGGAAGTTTGTAAGAATCTCCCATTGCAAATACTCCTTGATATCTAGTAGAAGTATATGTACCTACTAAGCCATATCCATAGTTTCCGTCGGTATAAATATTGGTTTCACTTCTAAGTTTATTACCTCTTACTTCATTGTTTGAATAAATACCTGTGTTATTATAGGACCTTACCCAGGTAGTATCAATCATATACATACCGCCAGAATAAGTCTCATTGTACCATCCTGTAGTGCCTGAGCTTCTAAACCAATCAGAAGCTTTGTAGGAAGTAGCGTGAACATAATCTGTGTAAGGATTTACATATACTCCAGAAGTCCCATAAACACTATTGCCTGACCCCCATAGTAACTGATATGTTGAGTTGGAGTCGTTGTTATAGTTAATGGTTACTTGTCCAGCGGAATCAGCATATCCTGCATAAATCTTAGACCAAGAACTCCAACTGCCTCCTTCTTGAAATCTTACAGAAATATATGGATTTCCTCCTGTAGCTACCCTGTTCCAGTATAATTGAGAACCGTATGTTCCAAAAGCATATTGGCTGCCTAATCCTAAAGTAAATCCATAGTACTGACTAGCTCCTGTTCCTGGTCCATTAGTAGAACCCTGCATATATCTAACTCCAAAGTCTCCAGGACTATTAAAGTCTGTATAAGTTCCGTGGGCATTATTCATATTATTGAATAGGTACGGAGCAGACGAGCCTTGGAGTTGATTGGAGTTACCAGAGGTATAAGAACCAATATTACCTGCGTGTAAAATAGTATTTCCACCCCAAGTTGGAGTGTTACCATTATATATTTTAAGTCCTTCATAGTATACGCCATTACCGTCTTTAGAACCAAAGTCAATATATCGGTTAGCAGTAGCTGAGTCATATCTAACTTTAATAACTGGACCATTTGCAGGACCTGTTAAGATTGTGTATTCTGTCTGGTTAGCGTATCCATTTAAAGACATTGCATATCCAGAAATATTACCAGAAGAAGTAATATAACCTGGACCATTAGTAAGCTGGTTCAGGTTAGTCAGGTTTCCTGCGTGCCAAGCTGTGGAACCATTTATAGTTACAGTACCTGATACAGGATTAAGAGCTAAAGTATTATATCCTACACCACAATGCTGAGACTGAATAATACCAGTTCCATTATCTAAAACTCCTAATTCTAGTGTTCTAGGTGCACACCCGCCATCCGTTGATGCTTTTCTAATACGTAACTGCATATTATGCTGTCCAGTATTAGGATAATCATTTGTACCAATATCCTTGGATATGGTTAGGGCACCTGAAAAAGAACCGCTTGTTGCACTTATACTACTACTAAGAGCCATAGGAACGCCTACGTTTACCTGAGTAGTTCTTCTCCATCCTAGATAAATAGTTCCTGTACCTCCAAGAGCTCCAGCGTTAATCTCATTAGAGTATAAGGAAATACCACCAGAAGCGTTTACTTCAAAACCTCTATCTCCTGCGGCAGCAACTAAGGCTCCCGTCATCGTACCCCCCGCCAAAGGCAACTTAGTATTATCCGTTGCCGCAACACCTGCTACCGTTATAACATTCCCAGAAGAATCAAACGCAAGGTATCCTGCGGCGGTGCCAGAGTAGGAAGTAGACGATGTGTAAGTATTCAACTGAAGTTGACCAGTTGTAGCTAAATACATCTTAACAGACGCACTTCCATTTGTGAAGAAGTTTATACCGTAAGTTGTCTCTGCCGCAATTGAAGGAGAGTAGTCTGTTCCGCTACCAACCCAACCTGCTTTAGGTATTAAATAACCACCTGTTGTTGACCCATTGTAAACTCTAAAGTTAGAAGCAGATATGTTACCCGTAAAGACTCCTCCGCCAGTCGGAGTAATATAAAATCTAATACCATTTCCGTTGCTCCAAAAACTCAAGTTCCCATCATTGGCAGCTGTATATTGTTCCCACTTAGCAACTCCTCCTACTTTAAAATAAACTCCAGCTTCATTACCACCTGCGTTTGCAGCGTTAAGGTTTAAGTAGGCGTTAGTAGTCCCATTTATTGTTGCTGATAACGAAGTTAAGTCTCCGCTAAACGTCGCACTCGTACCGCTTAAAGCTCCTGTTAAAGTACCACCACTAAGAGGTAAGTAGTTTGCCCCATTCGCAGGCGTATAACCAAGAACCGCCGCAATAGTCTTATTCTTCCAAAGGTTTGTTGCTGATTCATAGAATAACCCTTGTCCATCTGCAACAGAAGATAGAGCTACGTTATGTAGTTCATCTAATTCAAAACCGTTCTGTACCTTAACAAATATTTCTCCGTTAACAGACTGCACACGCGTCACAATACCTATAAACACCATATGAACAGGTGCTGATGGTTTGTTAGCTAAACCGTATAATAATGTACCAGAAGGTCCTAGCCATACAGGGTCTCCTGCTGTAGCAGTTGACGTGTCTAAGCCTGCAAGCAAACCTTCTGTAACTACCTTAACAGTATCATTCAGAACGCCTCCAGATTCCAATAAACCAAGCGTCTTAGATGAAGTAGCCTCCGAAGCATTAGATGCCGCAGAAACAATCATATTGGTGCCGTTGGCATTAGAAACATAAACAGGGGTACCCTTAGATAAGGTAGCCCCTAATTTAACGTCGTGCTTTACTTGAGGGGTATAATTATCAATCCATTGAGTATTGTAGTTAGTCCCATCAATCTTAGCAAGAATCTGACCTGCAGTTCCGCCAGAGGGCAACAATGCTGTAGTAGGAGCTTGATAATCAGTTCCCGCTATAGCAGCAACTAATCTACCAGTAGAGTCTGCCTTTAGCAAATATGAGGTTACAGCCGTTTGGGCGATATAACCTTTTATATCAGCATTATTTAAAAACTTAGTCATCTATTATTTTTTAATAACTACTCTGTATGCGTTTGAAGCTGGAGCTACTGCAAATGTCACAGTAACTACAGAAGTTGAAGTAAGAACCACATCAGTGATTACCTCTTCGTATGTTGAGTTGTCATAGATTGCTACAACAACATCTCTTGTGCCTAATCCGTGTGTTAAAGCAAATGAAGTCGCAGTACCATCTCCTACGTTAGCAGCGTAACCACCTGTGCGGTTATCTAATAACGTCTTTAATTTTAAAGGAGTAACGATTGTTGTATCATCAGTACCTGTGTTAACTTCAGTTTGTGTTGCAATTTCTGCAATACCAGAACGAGTCTCAGTGGCTGTACGACCTGCTAAAGTAGCTGGCGTTACCGCATCTGTTGAGTTAGTTCCTGTGTTTACCTCAGTTTGTGTAGCAAGCGTTACTAAACCTAACGTAGACTCAGTCGCTTGGTCACGGTTAACCTCTAGCTGAATCCAATCTGAGGCTACAGTTGCAGACGCATTATCTACTCTTGCAATAATAACATCCCCAATATTAAACGCCACTCCGCCTACTGTGCCACCAAAACTAACATACCAATAGTCTCCTTTTTTTGTTCCTGATACAGGAGTAGAGCCAGTAGGGAAGACACCGATTGAAGCGTCCCAACCTCCTTCTAAGTTGCCCAAGCCACCTGTTGCAGCGTCAACATAAGCCTTAACAGCAGCAGCAGAAGGAATGTTTGAGTTAGCAGCGCCTGTTAGGTTAGTATCTGTAACAATATCAACCTCAGCAACGTTTCCTATTGAACCAGATACGTTACCTAATAACTTCCCGCTTGCAATGGTTTGAATCTTAGCAAAAGTAACCTGGTTACCGCCTATCTTAACAGTAGTAACCGCGCCATTATCTAACTTAGCAGTTGTGATACCCAAGTCTTTAACTTGAATAGCGTCAGCTGAGATTTCAATCGTAGCGTTATCTACGTTGATGTCTAAGGTAACAGAACCTGTAGTTCCGCCTCCACCTAAGCCAGCACCTGCTACAACAGCAGAGATGTCTCCAGAAGCGTCAACCCACGCAGTCCCATTATAGAAATATAGGTGTGCATCAGTTGTATTGAAATACACCTGTCCTGCTACAGGAGAAGATGGAGCTGATGATAGATTCTGAATCGCGACGTTTAATATCTGATTCTTGGTTAAATCTAAACTGGTTAAAAACTTCTTTGCCATTGCTTATGTTAATTTAAAAATGCCTTGCCGCTAAATGCTGCGGAGAATGTTATTACTACTTGACTTGTACTTGTATAATGAACCTCGCCTATAACTTCATCATTTGCAGAGTCTACAATGCTAACGGCAGGATACTTCTCTAAATCGTGATTAATTGTCCAGACAGCTGCTGGAGTGGACTGCGTAAACACATATCCTAATTTCGCTGTAAAAGTAAGTTTATTATTGCTTACTGCAATGGCTAATCCAGAGTTTGCTGATTCAACAAGCAACGTTTCGCCAGTAAGTATGCTATCGCTATTTACCCCATCAGATACAACAAACGCAGTGTTGTTTGCCACAGATAAAGCGAACGGCAACATCTGAGTAGCCTTGTATGTATAAGGATTCTGCGGAGGCAATAATCCTAACAATTGGTCTAAGATTGGCTTACAACCATCCAATGTTCCTGTATCGTAACGCGCAATTAAGTGAGAGTATAAGCCCAACACTAAATCGTACTCTTCATTACGTCTTTCGTACTCGTCAGGATTAGTCGTCTTGTACGCCTCAATCTGGTCCTTATAAGTATTCATCAGAGCAACCAACTCTTCTTGAGTAGGAGCCTCTCTAATATCGTAAGTTTCCTGAAGTAAGTCTACATAAGAAACTGTCAACCAACTGTAAGAAGAGTGCGTATAAGCCACGGAAATATCCGAGTTGACCAAATATATACCCTCGTAGTATTTCGAGCTGTGAGAGGGCGTTAAAACGTCTCCTACGCTTTGTTTCTTCAATGCTCCAACCTCGCTTCCTGCAGGAGTGTACGTATAGAAATCCCTAGTCAATACGCCTGTGAAGTTTCCAGATGTTTCGTAGGGTGTTGAATCTACAAATCGAATATCTGGTAACACAACGTCAGACTGATTTGAGATAGCCTTAGTTGGCTTTGTCCAGTTGAAGTCGAAGGTTCTTTGCAGAGTGTATTCTGTAGCAGAACCATTTTGCGCAACGAAATTAACCGTATAGTTGCCTGTTAAAACTTCGTTAGTAATGCTAGTTAATAGCGATATATCAATAGAGCCACCTGGAGCAGTAATATCAGGCGAGATAAAGTCTGTATGTAAGACCTGAGAACCATCAGGGAACGTTACCGAGAAGTTACCCTTTGCTAAAGTAAACCCTGAAGAGGTATCGGTTAGGCGTAACACCCTTGTCGAAGTCTTCTCGTTTACAATAAATTGGGCATTAAAATTTATAGCCATAACCAGCTTAGGATAATTTGTTCAAATATACGATATTTTATATTGCTTTAAAAAAAGAAAAGCGTTACAATATGTAACGCCTTCTTATTAACCCAACCAAACAAATCAATCCTGTTGTCGGATTTAGCCTAATCGGCTCTTGATGGCTTCAAGCTCATCTTGATTTGTTTCTACTAAGTGGTCGGCTAATTCCTTAAAGTAATTCTTATCCTTACCTTTTGTGTAAGAGTAAATTACTTTTCCTGTCTCAACCCATTTAAAGCACGATGCATTCACATCATTCTTAATAATATTTTTTTTAACAGCATCTTTTAACGCAGTCTCATTCGCTAATGAAGCGCGCTCAACTACTTCTAAGAACTCTTCTGGATAGTCTCCAGCGTAATCTTCTAGCTCATTACGCAGCTCCTCATTAGACTCTGCGTCAATACCAAGTGCCAGAGCAACTTCTCTTGCCTTGGTGTCATCTAAATCTAGTGCTAAGTTAATTGCTTTTACAATTAATTTACGCAAGTTTCTTTCGCTTTTAGCTTCTTTTTGAGCATCTACACGGTAAAAAATCGCAGGAACATCTTGGTTTCTGTTAGGATTAGAAGAGTTTTCGTTACACAACTCTAAGAATTGATAAATTCTTTGGTGAACTGGATTTCCTCCATCTAAGAAAAGATATCCTAAGTTTTGTGCACTAAAGACAATGCTAATAAATTCTGGTGTTCCATCAGCATTTGCACGCTCAATAGCTGCAATTCTAACAAACTCACCTGTACCTTGGTCTATAATTTCATCTGTAGACCGAATTAACTCTGCTGAAGGTACTAATAATCTACCTGGGTTATCTGGGTCATTTCTGACATTATGCAACCTATATGTTGCTCTTTCTCTTGCCCCCAGCTTTCTGACCATCTTTTCTGAGAAAAGATTATACTCTGATGCTTTCATTTTTTTTATTTTGTTTGGTTACGCAAATGTATCAATAATTCTTAAAACAAAAAAGAGGAGGATTACTCCCCCTCTCTTTGTATCCATCTTAGAATTAGATAGAGAACTTAACGAAGTGCTCGTTACCTACTGTCTCTAAACCTTCGATTGAAGTGTACACGATATCTAAAGTATCAGTGTCTGAAGTTGGAGTTGGTGCAAGACCACCCAACATCTTCTCACGGAAACGAGAGTTAACGCCATCTGGCATCTCTAAATAACGTAACATCATACGGTCTACTTGTCCGCCACCTTGCTCAACCTTAATCTTTCCAGCAGGAACTAAGTAAGATTCTTTAGTGAATGTAGTAGCACCGCCAACTGAAGTTACTTGAGGGTGAGATAATGCATTTAAACGCTTCTTGTGGAAAGTACGTCCGTATGCAGAGAATGAGCTAATACCCATTGCAATTGCAATGTCTTTCTTACCACCAAATGAAGCATAATTAACAGCTCCGTTAACGAACAATGGTTTGCTTAACATTTGAGTGTCAAAAGCATTGTCAAAGTCAGCACCAGCCCATAATTGATACTCTGAAGGGCAACGATTTGCATCCATTAAACGAGATAATGTAGCAATGTCAGACAATTCAAAAGTATTAGCAGTTGCTGTAGAAGCAGAAATACCACCTGCGTTAGCAATAGTATCGCGTAAACCACGAGTTGTGTTGATAGCGTTACCAGCAGCATCAGTTAAACCAGCAGATTCGCGACCGAATAAGATAGCATAAAGGATGTCCATACGGTGCTTTAAATATGCATCGTGTTGTTGCTTTAAGAAGTAGTAAGGCTTGCCCTTGAACTCAACCTCAATCTTAGAGCCGTAAGCGATATCTGTGATAGAAGTTTTAGTTTTGAAGATTTGCAATTTGTTAGAACGCTTAATCAAGTCAGACTTACGCATTTGGTTAGAACCAGTTCCTTCCGCATATGCGTTAGACATAAATGATAACTTAGCTCCTGTAGCAACCGCTGGGATAGAATCCGCAGAGTTGACAGGCTTAACAGTTACAACAAAGTCTGTAGCAGCAGAAACAGCTGATACATAACCTACAACACCACTTGCAAACAAGATTAACTCACCTACTACTGGCTTAACAGATGTTGCGCCAACGCAAGTGATATCAACTGAAGCACCCGCAGCACCCGCAGAAGAACCTGGAGTCTTAACTGTAGCAGTTGCATACAAGAAGTTGTTTTGTACTGTAGAATACTCAGTTTGAGCAGAAGCCTTAGCCTTACCTGTCCAATCTAAGATATCCAACATAGACGCTTCCTCATCGTAGATGTCTAATACGTCCTTTAAAATTTCACGTTGCTCTAACGTGTTTGTGAATGATACAGTCGACAAGAATGTTCTGTCGATGTTACCTGCTCCAATAGCCATTTTTTAAATAATTTAATTGTTAAACACTATTTTTTTGTAATAGTCATTCCCTGTAAGAATCCAATTGGGTCATCTGATGGTCTTTCAATACTGTTAGACTCAACAACCGTCTTGTTTACTGTCGGAGGAACGACATTCTTTAGCTCCGCTTCCATAGCCTTGCGTCCTAAAGACTTGCCGTGTTTAATTAATTCGCTTATAAATTGAGTTGGATTCTGTGCGAATGCAACTGTTTTTGTCCACTTATCCCAATCAACACTTCCGTCTTTTGCAAAGATGGAAAGGAACTTGTTCGAGTCCATAGCGTAGTCAACCACAACATTTGGGTCTTGAATCTGGTAATTAATACCTTCTCCGTTTGCCCCTACTTTAATAATGTTGTCCTTGATAACGGCAGCAACTCCTTCACTAATAATTTTTCTGCTCTGTTCTTGTTGAGCAGCTAGTTCTTCTTGCGAAGGACCTTGTGGTTGTGCTTGTGGTGATTGGACACTGTTCAAGAATTGCATCTGCTCTTCTATGAAAGTCTTTCTTAACCTCTGTGCATCTCGCTTTAGTAAGGCTTGACCGACTTCTTGGTCTTCTTCATCATACGCATCTAGCCCGTACTTTTCTAGCTCCTTGTCAAATAACTTCTGCTTTGCTTTTGGACTAAGGTCTGCATTTTCTGCATCAAATTTAACCTTAAGTACCTCAATGTCAGACATTTCATTATAGTCGACTTCGGTTGCTCTCAAGAAAGGCTGAAGCGTACCATACGTCTCGTAGTACTGTACAGCTTTCTCAATGAACGGGTCTTTAAATTTATACTGAGCAGCAGGTGCTTCAGTTGGAGTGCCTTCTGTTTCTTCAGACTGAGTCGTATCAGTCTCTTGAACTACAGTTTCTTCAGCATATCCGTCCTCAGTTACTACTGTTTCGGTATCTTCTACTGAAGCCTCAACGTTCTGAGGCTCATTATCTTCACTAGAATTATCAGTTCCTTGGTCTTCAGTGCTATCATCTGCGCTAGAAGTTTCCTCGGAAGTCTCTGATGTTTCCTCTGGTGTCTCAATTGTTTCTTCTTTAGACAATAATTCGTCTAGGTTAATTGGCTCTGCCATATTATATTATTGTTTGGTTATGCAAATGTATAAACTATTGTTGCTTATTTCCAAGCTCCTTTTTGCTGTTCTTAATCTGGGCAATATATTCTCGGCTGTCTGCCTCAATCTTAGCCGTATTAATCTTGCCCTCAAGTTTTCCTTGCTCAATCATAGCCTCATTCTGCAACTTCATAGCTAATAACTGTCCTTCAAGTTGCTTTTCAAGCTGCAAATACTGCGACTTAAGGTTAATTTCCATCTGAAGGGTCTGTTGCTTAGCTGCCTCCGCTGCCTGAGCTGATTGCTGCTGAATCTGACCATTCATTTGCTGCATTTCTAACGCTTTCTTCTGCTTTTCGTCCTCGTTCTGCTTAATCTTGTATGCAAGCATTACCTCAGCATACTTCATATTCTCAAGGTTCTCTAGCATAATAGCATCAGCTAAAGTAATCTGTCCAGACTGAATAGCAAGGTTAACTCGTTGTGCAAACTTTTCCTTTTCAAATTCTGTAGGCTTCTGAGTAATAACCAATCCGCACTCGTGTGCGCTTGTGTTAGGGTCTAACTTAAAGAATTGTACTGACGAGCTGCCTAGAGCACGAATATATCCTTCAATAGTGCCATTCTCAGCAGAATCTTGGATACGAAGCGTTAGACTGTAGCATAATTTCTCTAGTAACTCTCTTTCAGCACGTTTAATAAAGTCTAATGAGTTGTTAGTAGATTCAGACGCATACTTCGCCACACCATTTAATGTCCGTGGGTCAGGTGTTGAACCGTCTGTGATTTCATTAAATCCTAAAATGTCGCGAAGTAACTGGATATTGTTAGTAATGATGTTAAAATATTGTACTGCCTCATTACCAATACCGTTGTCAAGCTCCTCAATAGGCTTATAATTACTTGCGTTACCCTCTTCAGACAATCTGCGGTACACCAAGTTACCTGTCTGGTTGTATAGGTCAATGATTTCCATTGGCTTAAGAGCCTTACCACCTTTACCAATAGGCACACTCTCTAACGCACCAATTTCAATCATAATACCGCGAGGACGTGCGCGTAACATCACGTTCTGTAGTTTGTACCACGCCAACTGAATCTGGTCAGCAATAGCCTTCATTTGGCTGCCTAGCGAGTAAGTAACCATCTGATAGATGTTAGGTGCCACAACGTGGTAAGATAAGGTCGTGTTAGTCAAGTCTGACTTAGCGCGCTTCATATTGGTAGCAAGCTTGCAGTCGAAGAACACATCGCTGTCTACAATCCACTTACCTTGGTAAACTACCTTATAGTCTGTCTTAGAATATTTTTTATCTTTGCGATTTCCTTTAATCTTGGATGCGCGACCTACAACAACGTTTCCTTTAGAGTTAACACGCTCCTCTAGAATCATACTATTAACTGAGTAGAACTCAATGTCAAGTACTGAGATGCGGAATCCGTCGTAGTTACGAGTCTGATTGAATCCAGTGTTCTTAACTAATGTTGGATTCCCAAGCTTATTCGTGTATTTCTCGGCAATCATTTCATATTGCTCAGCAGAAATCTGGTCCCCAGCTAACTCTTTTAAGTCAGCAATTGTCATTTCTACTACCTCACCCATATACTGGACATCCTTGAATGATGGATTAGTCGTATAAGACATAACCATATTAGAAGGATTTACGCGACGAAGTTTAATGTTGCCCGCAGCGTCGAAGTATTCTTTATAACCTGCAATACCAAAGTCGTGAAGGTCTTCAATAACTAATGCGCGTTCTTGCGGGAAATTATTCATATTCAAAACAAGGTCAATAGCTTGCTCCATCTCAATAGCCATCCTATGCTTATATGAGTAGTTCATATACATATCAAGCTCCTTAAGATTAGCTGCGTCAATATCTGCGTTAGGAATCAACTCAGGGTCAACTCCTTGCTTCTCAAACTCTTCTTTAAGGATTAATTTTGCAGCGTTATCTGCGTAGAATTTGTTCTTGTCGTCTTGTGCTATGGGGTCTATTGCATCTACAGAGATATTGAAGTCAGACTTCATTAATGTAGCAAGCGCTATACGACGGAACTTAGGGATGATAGGTAAGATGTCCCAGCTGATGTTGGAAGTAGATTGGTCTTCGTTTGCAGTAGATGATGGATTAACCAACTTCTTGTATCTACTAACTGACTGTTTACCAAGCATATACAACTTAATCTCGTGGTAATTCTCGCGACCGTTGTATAATTGATTAGGATAGTAAGTCCCAAAATCTCTCCAAGCTGCTTTGATATACTGGGCAATCCAGTTCTTATCTTTCTTATCTGTGTCAATTAAATGACTTGGAAAGTCTACATTCTTTGGTACATCTTGTTCCATCATAGCTTAAAATGGGAATATCTCCCTTATGTCGTAAATATGTTGTTTTTGCTCTACTTTTCCTACAAATTTTGACTTATTAGCCTGTATTAACGTGTAACCAGATGCCATCGCGGCGTCAAACTTGGTCGTCTTGTTAATATCAAACTTTAACCAGTCTTGCAATAATCGCATAAAGATAACCTTTTCTACGTTCTCTGTAATGTAGCTTTCGGTAACTTCTGCAATCTGCTGATGCGTCTTAACCGTAGCCGAGATTCCATACTTGTTGGAATTAGGCATTTTGGTTAAGAACTTCTCATATCCTCTGTACTCAAAGTATTTAATTAAGCCAACTTTGTTATCCTCGGACAGTATCTCGCATCCAAAGAAATGACAAAGCTTAATCATATCCTCGTAGAATATCTCAGCCTTTTCAGGTCTGTTAAGATATTCAACTAAGAACGTCTCACTAAACTCATCCACCGCATCGTACCGCCTGTACACATAACACGCCCCATCTGACCGCTCCTTACTTGTCGTAATGCTATGGTCGAAGGGGTCAACTGCTATTGCATACTTCTTATTATTCTTCGGGGCTTTCTTGGTACCATACTCCTCCACCTGATTAAAGTTGGCGTAATCGTAGATATTAAACTTCTTATGTACTAAAAATTTTCCATTAGAAGTCTCGTTGAAAACAACCCTACTGTCACGCTCTGCTTTTTCCCAAACAAATTCCCCACGCAAATATAAATCTTTTTCAGCAATCCACGATATAGATTCCATCTGTCTGTTCAATGCCATCGCATCGTACAAGCAAGTGTCCGCCTCGCTAAAGAATGCTTCACCTATTGTAAATGGATTCTTTCTAATAAAAGAAGCTAGTGCCCGTGGGTCACCTTCTAGCGCAGCTCTTTCAGCCATATAGAACTCCTTAGCCTTCTCTTCATCGGCTTGACCAAACTTGTCATAGAACAATGTCTTATAGGCTGGCATAAAGTACTGGTATAAGCCAGAACGTGTTCTACCATTCTTATTCTTCTCAAGTTGATTAGAAGCATCCCATAGCATCTTAAAGGATTCGCCACCATCTTCCATCTCCTCGACAGTTGTCGTATACAAAGCCTTGCCAATAATGTTCTCTTCCTGTTGGAGACAGAACTGCAAGACCTGATGTCTGTCGTACACGTCAACATTCTTTGTCTTACCCGCCTCGTCTCCTAAGTACCTGTGCAGCTTCATACCATCATAGGCAAACTTATCTGCAGACTTAAAGGTAATAGACGACTCTAGCTCAATCTTCTCTGCAAAGATATCATCTGTCGCACCACGTTTATTCGTCTTAAAGAATCTAAGCTCTCCTTTAGGAGTCATACCCTTCTCCGTATCGTAGATAGGAACAAAGAAGTCAGGTAAGTACTTGAATGGCATAATAACACCCTTAGCAAATACATTGTCCTTAGCATCCTCGTATGTCTTAGATTGAATACCCGCATTCTTATTCTTACTCCTAGACGTCAACTCGAACAAGAAAGCTCCTGCTCTCATCGTCTTTCCCTGACGACGTTTAGTCACCTCAACCATTCCTAAGCAGTTAGGGTCTTGCACACAGTACTCTAAGAAGTAAAAGAAGTCTCTATCAGTCACACGAAACGAAGGGTATCCCACGTCAAGTTTCCAGTGCACCAAGTAAAAGTAATGCAGACCCGTTATGTAAGTAGCGTGACCGTTATTATAGAACCAGAACCCGTTAAGTCTTCTGTCCCATTCTTGGTTACGGTATTCCTGTAGCTCAGGATTAAAGTATCCTGGGTTGGTTTTCTGAGTAGCAATTTCTTTCTTGCGCTTTAGTTCGTAGTCTTTAGGTGGTTCAGGTCTCTCCCAATATTGGTAATCTTTCTTAACCGACCGAGCTAGTATCTCGCGTTTCTCCCATTGATTAGTAATAATGTTGTATACATACCCGTTAGGAGGTATATTCACCTTGATATTATTAATCTCGTACTCCCTGCCTTTTGGATGCTTCCTATACATTAGCTATTGTTTCAGGCGTTAAATTAAGTATTTCTTTCTTCTTCTCTTTGGTATCCCCAAACAGTTTATCTTCATAGGATTCAATCCTCTTAATAATAGCATCGCACTCAGCCATTAACTTTGACTTAATCTCCAGTGCCTGCAGTTTATCCTTGTCAGTCTTATAAGCTGTGATGGGAGATAACAGTTCGCCCTGATACTGCCAAAGAACTTCCTCGTTTGCTGCCAAAATGGACCATACTTTGGACGATTGGTGGCGAAGGTATAGGTTGATATACTTGAGTAGATTTGCGTCCTTTAAATCAAAGATATCCTCCAGGTCGTGTTTAAGTCCAGCCATCTCAGCAGCCTCCTCCTTACGCTCCTGTATGTTAGATATCTTTAGTCGCAGCGGACTCTTCTGGTCGTATATCAGTCCAACGTAAATGATAAGTGGAATATCTGAACTGGGTAGGTTACCAAATACCTGTTTGAGAATTGGATTTTTTCCAAGGTTGTCGTCAAGGACTGGTATTGCTAAATCAGAAAACTCCTCTTTATTAAATAGTGCCATATGATTTTGGTCGGGCGGCGCGGCGTCCCAATTCTTTTTTTTCTTCTCAACTAAAGGAAAAACAAGTTTTTCTTTGATTGCAACGTTTGATTTTCTGTCGCACGTTTATTAGTATTTATTAACTTATATATTATATTATATATTATATGGTGTTCTGACACCAGAGGTATGGTGTTACAGCAACGGAGGGTATGGTGTTCTGACACCAGAGGGGTATGGTGTTACAGCACCAGAGGGGCACCTACGCTTTTGCACACAAAATGTCGCTCTGACGCACTGTATAGTATTCTTTTTCTTCAATTGTGTTTTTAAAGTTTGCATTCTTATTGATAATAACCATAGAACCTGCGCTGATTTTTAACTCATCTTGACCTACTAAAGGTTTGCCAATGTGGGACAGTCTTGCGAACTTAGTTGAAGGCTTCTTGTTGAGACCAATCACTAGTCCAGATGCCGATGTTATCGCTTCAACTTTCTGACCAGATACTTCAACGGTATTAAATTTCTCTTCAACCACCTGCTCGCAAAGAGTCCAGCCCCCAACAGGTAATATATTACCACCCCTAACGACACAAAATATCCAATAATAAGGTACTTTATAATAGTTCCCGTAGATACAGTTCGTTTCATCGGATGTAGTTAAGTAATGGAAGTATATAATGTCGCCTACCTGCACTTCTTTTTCTATCTCAAATCCTTCTTCGTTGTAGGCTTTTCCTTCTGGCACAGCTATTACTCGACCATAAATTCTTGCGTAGTGTGTAGGATTAAATTCTGGGTCTATATGGAGCTTCAAATTACCGTACTGGACAGTGTCATCCATAGCAGCACCGACTTCAACCACGACCGTGCTAGGTGGCGATTGTTTGATATCGTAAGTAAGCATTTTAAATGTTTGTTTGGTTTGTAAAGGTAAAGATAGATAGATATTACCATATTGTCAATTTTAAGTAGCGCGCAGTTGTGCTCTGAGGGTTATATATACTATCCGACGGGTCGCGCACGCAGACGACAAACGACTTTTCGCGATGGGGTGGGGTCACATTTCAGAATCAGAAATCCAAAATTATGCCCAATGTATTACTATGATACAATAACAATTTTCCAATGTATCAGTGTGGTACAATGGTCACTTCGTCGGTAGTATCTTTCCGATTCATTCCTTTAGAGAGAAGAAACTATGCTCAAGGTTTGGAGGTAAGGAGTAATGCGACAAAATAATGTGGCAATAGATTAAATGGAGGCGGATTTGTCCTAAGGGAATTATCCTCCCACACATCTCCATCAGAACAAAACCCCCATTTTACTAGCATTCATTTTAAGGGGTCAAATCTTCGATTTAAGACACTTTCGTGTTCAAATGTCCATTCTATAAGCCCTATTCGAGATAATCGCTTAGACGCAAAATCGGGGTATTTTGAGGGGTGTAATAGTGTTATACATATAGTATATAAAAGGGAGTTTCTTTGAATAATACTAAATCATTAAAATTCATTGTATTTATCTAAGAAATATGGGGTAAAATGGAGTTTCGTCGACACAATTAGCCATTTCGTCTACTACTAGGGGTTTGAGAGAACCAAGGTATTGATAAACCAAAAGATTTACCTAATTTTACTTTGCCAATCGGGGATAACGATTCCCAACGGGTTCAAAGGGTAAAAGATAAGGGCGGTAAATTAAGAGGTACGGGTTACCATCTGAGGGTCGGCAAGAGTAGCAAGGTTAGCCTAGCGAAGTAGCCACGAGACTAGAAGCGCAAGTCTTTGAGAGTATGATTAAAAAGTTCTTTGACATCTTGTTTAGTTCTGAAATCACGAACTAACGGCTGAACCCCGTAAACATTCCGCTCGATAGTGCGTAGGGACACCCGATACTATCCATAGACTGAACTCCCGCCTAGGCAATAGACTAAGAGGCTAACCTCTGAAATTGACTCCCTAGGCAACTAGGTTGAAACGAAACTATGAATTTTAAGACTAGGCAACGGCTTGCGAATGTCAAAGGCGGTAGGGTTCGACTCCCTCCCTAGTCTCTAACTTTAAATAAAATAATACAACTAATAACCTTGCGGTGTATAGGTAACCGCACTCATACAATGAAATCATTTATCAAAATTATTATCGGTTCTTTCCTAGGTCTTTACGCTATCTGCGCATTCGTATCTTGGGATATTGCAGTTTTAGCGCACACAACTGAAGGCGCTCGTTTAGGTTACATCTTTGGTAGTATGCTTATTAGTGTAACAATTATATGTATGATAGAACACTTTAACGAAGAGAGTAAGTAATATGGAAACTTTAAACAAGGTTATCGTTTTCTTCCTAGGGGAGGAGGCGTCGCAAGACAAAGGTGAATTATTAACGGCACTAGCCATCGCAACCCTTTGCGCATTCCTTTTACCATTACTATAATATATTTCACGCTCAACTTTTTAATAACTTAATCAAATCAAACAATGGCAACTCAAGCAGAATTAATCGAAAACATCAATAATACAATCATCGAAGGACTACAAGCTAAGGGCTTGCAATGGTTCAAACCTTTCAAGGATAGCACGACTATGCAATGGTCTGCTATCAACTCACAAGGTAAGCCATACCGCGGTATCAATCAGTTCATCCTTTCCGCTAAGGCAATCGCTAAGGGTTGGGTGAACAAATGGTACACATTCGCTCAAGTATCTAAGCTAGGCGGTCGTGTTAACAAGGGCGAGAAGTCTACGGATGTCTACCTTTGGAAGGTCAACTTTGCGGTCGAGATTGCGGGTAAGACCCAATACTTTGCCCGCCTAGAAGATGTTCCAAGCAACTTGCAAAAGGATGCTAAGAAGGTGTTCTACTTACAAGTGTTCAAGGTATTTTCTATCTCACAAACTGACCTACCACTTGACACACCATCGCAACCCGTAGAGGTTAGTGAACTAGAGGCAGACGCACACGCTGAAGCAATACTTGAGGCTTGGTGCAAAGAGGTAACGCTAAAGCATAGCGGACAAGGTCGCGCTTACTACTCTCCTAGCGGTGACTACATCCATATGCCCGCAAAGACTACTGAGCAATGGAAATCTAATGGAGATTACTACAAGGTATTTTTCCACGAGGCTATCCACTCAACGGGTCACAAGTCACGACTTGACCGCCTTGATAAGATGGCAAGTTTTGGCTCTGATGAGTATAGCAAAGAAGAGTTGGTAGCTGAGTTAGGCGCACTATACTTAGAGGCTATCACGGGCATTCAAACGGCGATAGATGACTTTAAGAATAGCCAAGCATATATCAACGGGTGGATTAGCAAGTTCAAGTCAGACCCTAAGTTAATCCTTAGCGCATCTACCAAAGCGCACGAAGCGGTAGAATTAATCTTATCTAAATAACATTTTAACCTTGCGGTGTACAGGCTAACCGAATCAATCAAATGAAACCATATTATCAAGTTTGCGAGAGGCACAATACTCACACAAGTGGACTAACATTAGACCAAGCCTACGAAATGGTAGCCGATTTAAATAATACTTTCCCTCATAAACAATTCTTTATCTCGCCAGACTACGACTACGAAGATAGACTTAAGGAGGAGCAACGAGTATATAATAATAATGCGGTAGATGGATGGGAAGATTTGTTTAATTATTAATCACTTAACCTTGCGGTGTATAGGCAACCGCATTCATACAATGGAATTTTCAACATTACGTTACGCACAAAAAAATCTTGACATCACTGCGCAAGAAGATGGATACATCACATCAATAGAGTTGGGAAAATTGAACATAGAATTCCCATCGGGAAGAACGCTCGCCCTATCAGATTTAGAGGTTAAACACCAAGCGGTCGAATACTTAAAGAATCAAATATCTGACATAGAAAATAGCTAATAACCTTGCGGTGTATAGGCAACCGCTAACTATTATGGAAAATATCGAGCAACCAATTTTAGATAGAAAAAACAATACCTTGACACAAGGCGACTTGGTATTACTAAGAGATGCCGAAGATTTGTATTACGGAGACACTCAAATTTATGAGGGAGATGTAATGCAATATGTGGGCGGGGATGATGATAACATAGGATACTTTACTCATTGTAAAACAAAGAGAAGAGTAGGCATATTTGCTGATAGAACAATAAAAATAAATAAGAAATCAATTAATCTATAGTACTATGAACGTAAGAGAAATTTTAGAAACCAACAACGAGTTGCAGATGCGTTACATCTATGAGATTAACAAGTTCTGCAAGGAGCGGATGTACGCTAACACGGGCGACAAAGAAGCGCCTAAGATTAGACAAATTATGGATATCTTCTTTTGGATGGGTAAGATATCCGAGAAGCAAATGGATTGGGTAGTTCGCTACGCCACCAAGAATCAAATCCGCGTGGCAATGTCAGATTCCACGCTCAACAATTTAGACCAAGCATAATTATGGAAGTCAAAGTAAACATAGTAGAACTTGCAAGCGAACTTGCACACAAAGAACTTTTGCATTGGGTATCCGATGAATCATCTTTGTACGAAGACCCTGAAGCGGGCATCACTAATTACACCGAATACTTTCAAGATGTATTCAACACATTATACGATAAATATTATACAATCATAGACCAAATAAAGCGATGAACCTAAATCCTAAATTCAACTTTCCACTTACTAGCGAAGAAATAATGAGACCATTAGTAGAACTAGAAGAACTAGAAAAACTAGAGCCTTGGATTAAGCACGACTATCGATTCTTTGCCTTTAGCTTAATTGCCATAAGGACTTATTATAAAGAAGATGACGCGCATTCTCACGACCTACTTAGGGCAATCAGTGAAGACTACGAAATGTTCCTATCAGAAGTATACAAAGATGAGGATTCAATGGAATCCTTTGAAAGACAAGCAACTAATTATTTTGCAACCTTAATAGACTAAACAAATGACAAAGCAAGAAGATATTTGGCAATGCTTTAATTGCGGTGACCACAAAGGTAGACACGACTTGTGGTTTGAAGGTGACCTATGTGAGTCTTGTAATAGTAAAATAAACTATGCTATTATAAACTATAATAGGATGGAACTAACCTTATGGTTCAAGGAGGAGATGTTCAACTTTGATTTAACCGAAGGAGATATAGGGGATTTTTGGCACGGATTCGAATGTAACGGAGAGGTGTTTGATGTCAATTATTATACCGATTCATATGAGGACACATTAGTTAATGTAGTGTCTGTTTATGGGACAAAGGTTGACTCGGACGGCTACACATTAATTGATACGGACAACTCTTATGAAGTCGAAATACTAGACACAATTGGCAACTTAAATAATTATTTAAACTACTATAACAAATGACAAAGCACGAAGCAACGATTAACCTATCCGTTAAGTTACTAGATGAACTGCGGACAAAACTTTGCAATAGAATGTACACGGATGAGAATGGTTTAACTACCGACATTGTTCAGATTGACTTATTCCCCGAGGTTACAATCATAGATGACCTCGAAGCACTTATCAGTTCACTTAGCTAAATAACACAATGAATCAAGAAGACTTAGCCCACCTAATGTGGCTACTAAACAACAACAAGTAATGGGAAACCAACGAGAGAAAATCATCAACGCGATATTAGATTGTCGTGTCGGTGAGGTGTTGCCACAAGAGATGGAACACTTTGCAAAGTTGTATACGGACGACCTAGTCGACGTATTGATTAATGAATTGTACGCCCTACATAGCGCACTCGAGGACAACGTTTCTCAGTGCAATGTAGAGACTCAGAAACTACTAGACATCATAGAAAATGGCAACAAAGTTTAATGTATCAGTTAACCCCTTTACACACAAGGTTTGTGTCGGGGCAAAGGTTGGCGGAGTTAGTTCCGAAGTTGTGTTTGAGTACGATGAATTTAATTATTGGCGCGAGTTCGAAATGAATGAGCAGATATTTGAAATACTACTTGAATATGACTATCAGTTAATAGTAACTATATCAGATACCCTAGGAAACTATCCCGTAAAACTTAATATAACTTTATTAGATGAATTCTAAAAACACATACGTCGACCTCTTGGAGGTTGTCATAATCATTTCAGCAGTATGCTTAGCTTATTATTTAATCGTATTATAAAACCAAACAAAACAATGAAAAAAGAAATAGGAATTATCGAATTTGACAACGCGTTATACCAAACAGGCTTATATAGCGCATACTCAGTTTACCACAAAGACCCATTTGAAATCACGTCTATTAGAAATAATATGGCTATCGGATGGGTGAAAGATGTAGCTTATCACGCAAGTCTTAGTGATGTATATCTTTTGAAAAACCCACGCAAGGTATGGGTACACATTATTGAATCACCCGATGGCACACTAACATCTCGTGTTACTGACTATCAAGAAGTAACCACATACAAGGGGAATACAATCGTTAAACAAATTGAAGTAGAAATCTAATGGGTCGCAGTCATCAATTAATACATAAGGTAACTTGTGAATGGTGTGGCTACGAGAATAACCCCGATGAGATTCAAAAGGAGTGGGATAGACGAGACCCTTTTTACTCGATGTCCTACCCTTGCGAGTCTTGTAGTGGCACTCTAAGCGCACGTCTTAGACCTTGTGGATACTTTACCTTACGCTACGATGGAAAGTCCCGTAGAAAGAGATTAATCGAGGCGGGTTCTAAAAGACTACGCCTCCCTATACCAAAAGAATATGAGAAGAATAGCTAATGAATTAGTGATTGTTGGCGTCGGAGCAATATGTATTATCGGCGTGGCAATCACATTGTACCTATCACGAGATGATAGCAGATATACAATCAAGACTGAGTTCAGTACCTATTGCGTAGACAACTTTAGAATCTACGGCAAGGGTATCACATTTAACACCGCCGATGGTCGAGCGGTTGTTGCACAAGGTAATTTTGAAATCATTTTAAATAAGAAATAATTATGTCAAGAAAAGTAGTTCACACAGTCTTAATCGAGAAGACAGGTTTAAGAAAAAATATCTATGAGGTAAACAATCCTAACGTAGACACAAGCAAGTTAGTACAAGGTCAGAAGTACCTTGTTGAGTACCGATTAGTTAACCGAGAGAAGTCAAACTTTATGGTATTCCTTGAGGGAACGGCGGACTTTCGCACACTAATCTTTCAGCACCCAACTGAGATGTTCAGAACTATTGGGATTCCGTTAATGAATATAAATTATCTAACGGAAGTTGATTAATTAAAACTAATGTTGTACATTTGAAATGTACTAGCGGATGAGGTGAAGTTGCGGTCATCTCATTCGGTATTCAAGGCAACTTGAACCAGCCCCCTCTCCTGCGCAACAAGGTTTGGGGGCTTATTTTTTGTACAATGGAAAAAGAAGTTGTTTATGAGAATCCATTCGTTGGTGACGAGTTGGAGATAATGTGCCACCGAGCAGTACTTAACGCTCGCAAAGGATACCTTGAGCGGGAGATAAGACAATACTCCGCTCTATTCAAATTTGCGACACCTGAGATGGAGGCATACAAGAAGTTGCAGAAGATAGTTATGGATATGGTGCAAGACTTAAGTGAGGTTACTGAAAAGTTGAAGACAGAGATATGAATTTTATAATAATCCCATATGATTTACTAGCACGAACGGACTTGACCGCATCGGAGAAAAATCTGATGGGATTAATCCATAGTTTATCTGCTAAAGAAGGCTATTGCTTTGCGAGTAATCAGTACATAGCTGATGCATTGGGTATGAAGTTGGATGGTGTTAGGACTTGTTTATTAGGTTTAGAAAAGAAGAAATTAATAACAAGAGTCATCAAGAGAAAGGAGAATAATGAAGTAGATTCAAGAGAGATTAGATTGACTACCCCTCTGCTTTCAGAACACCATACCCCTCTGGTGCTACAACACCATACCTCCGTTGTCAAAACACCACATAATAAAGAATATAATAAAAAAGAAAATAATAACTCTATTGAACGATTCGAAGAGTTTTGGAATACCTACAACAAGAAGGTAGGAAAGGACAAGGCTAAAGCCAAATGGTCTAAACTAAAGACATCTGAGATAGAAGCAATATTTAATGCTCTACCTAGTTACATAGCTAGTAGAGAGGTGAAGTATAGGAAAGACCCTGAGCGCTACCTTGCGCACCGAGTATGGGAGGATGAGGTAATAGGCGACAAGCCTATTCCGATTCCACTATCAGCAAATAAAATAACCGAAATCACAATCCCTGACAACTACTAAAATGCCAAGACT